ATGGCTACACCCGCACAAATAACCGATGATGAACGGACGCTCGTTAAATATCACGTTATCCTCCCGCTTGTCTTAACCGCATTTGAACGCGACGCGGCGATTATGCGCGAAACGCTTAAGACGCCCGAGCCGTACGTTGAGAGCATCGAACTCGCGATGAATATTGTTACGCATGACATAACGGAGATTAAGCGCTTGTTCCGTAGTCGCGGAATCAAAGTATACGAATTGACGCGTGATCCCGACGCAGTACACGCGAAGTTTCAATGCCGCGGATATCACGGTCAAATGTCGTTAAGATGGGCGTTTATAGCGCCAGAAGCCGCGATACTCATGCGCAAGTATCTCGGCCTCGACATCTCGCAATATGATAACGTTGTAATACCGGAATCTCTCCGCATCAAACGTTAACGATACGCGCGCTCACGTTGCTTAATTTCCGCGAGTACTTCCGCTATTGGTCGCCCGTATAATCGCGCATGTTCCTGCGTGAGTTTCGCGTTATCAGCCGTGCTGTACCGCTTGCCGACCGGTTGAAGTGCGTCACATACGAATGGCGGCGCGTACTCTCCCTCAACGAGCCAACACGCTATAAACTGATATTGCTTCGTTGCTTCAAACGCAGACTGCGGATCGGCGAAAGTTTTGGACAGATACGGGAGCAACCGTTTATACGTATCGAGATGCGTATTGCGGAAAAGGTGCCAATTAACCGACGCGGACAATAACGTATCGACGAATCCAGGATACGCCTGGAACGCGCTAAAATCGTGGAACGCGATAATTGGCGCGAGCTTATACTTCGGACCTTCACGCAGCATCCGTTTCGTAAAGTGGACGAGGCCGCGCGATAAGAATTGATGCGGTTCGTTGAGTACGAGGAACGTTCCGGCGCCGCGCCCATCCTGCGCTAGTTTAATAAGAAACGTTAACATGACGAGCCAATAACCGAGTATCTCCTTTAAGCGCTCAGGCATCGGAATACCGTCCGGCATTTTGCAACGTATAATCACGACTTTACCTTCGCTAATCCAACGGTATAGATCCATCGCTTTATCGGCTGATTGCGCGAACATCGGCTTAAGAAACTCGCTCCCCGTTATCTGGCTGATTCGCCGCAAGACCGGCCCGTAAATTTGCCCCTGCTTCCCTTCCGTCATCTTATCGAAATCGCGCCACGTATCCATATCGAATAGGTGCTCGTTAGCTGCGATCATCTCTTTACGGAATTTACCCGATTGGAACATCGCCTTCATATCCGTAAAGTCGCCGCGACATACCTTCGCTGCTGAACGCGTAAAGTCGGCCGTTTGAAACTTATCCTCGTCACCATCCGCGAGTAAGAAATCCGTCAAGTACTCCGCTATCACATCGGCCGCAACGCGCTCGTCGCTAATATTGCGGAATATCGATTGCAGTCCGAAGTATGGCGCGTAACTCGTATCCGCCAAGTTAATGTCGATAACGTCATCCGGGTCCAAGTGATCGCGCACAGCGTTAGCCATGCCGCGCCAGTTACCGGAGCTATCCCGATTCTGCTCGTCGATAAAGTCCGGAATGACCGCGCCGATACCGTGCTTGCGCTTCGCCTCAACGATAAGATTAACGATGTGTTGATCCTTGCCCATACGCGGCGACCCGTTAACTACGCGTGGCGTGAACAGTTTATCCGGTTGATTCGTCGGAATGTGAACGTTAAGAGTCGCGCCCCGATCCGTAGCCGTTCCCGCTAATATGCCGCGTTCATTTCGGAAGGCTGCCGGTAACTCAATTTCAATGCGCCGATTCGACCGCAACTGATCCGCAAACTCCGCCTGCAACTCCGCCGTTGGTAATTGCGTTAGCTTGCCGACCTCATCAACGCTCATCATATTCGGATTAAACTCGCGCATATTCCAACCGATTTCAGCGCGTCCTCTAACGTTTATCTTAACGGGTTCGAGACGATTATCGCCCGCCAGTTCCCCGTACGCATTAGCTACTGACCGCGCAAGCATTCCGCGCTTAATTGGATCGGCCGCTGTTACCGCATATCGTATCGTCGTGTTAAACGCAGGCAAATTACGCTTATTTCGCGTCAAATTAGAGAGTTCACCGTTAACTAATAGTTCGGCACGGTCTGGATTCGGAAGCGCTAATTTCACGGTATTTTTACGTGATTCCGACGCGCCATGATAGAACGTCCGCTCGATGCCGATAAGTACGTCGTCGATTAGCGATTTTGCTTCGTAAAATACATGCGTTAGGAGTCCGCCGATTGTTCGGAGAGCGCGCAGCGGATCGAAGCCGGGCCGATACGGGACACCGCCTCTATCCCACGTTTCCCACGCGTAGTCGGCGAGTTTCTTCCATTTATTCCGCGCGATTGATTCCGTACGGATAAATACGTTAACTTCGTCACCGGCGCTCAGTTCGTTAGTCACGCCGAGCAAATCGCGAACCGGCGTATTTTGCTCGTTATAGCGGAAGTCCAGCGAGAATATATCGTGACGGCGATACTTGAGCGCGTATAGATCCGTATCCATTGCGTCCGGAAACGCGAAGTCATCGACGAGTTCGAGCGTTGATTTACGCCATTGCTCGTGATTGCGAAATTTAATCCGGAAGGCATCCGCGAACTCCGGCGGCATCGCGCAGTAATATTCGATTGACTCCGTTGATAAGCGCGTAATCCACCAGAAGTCCGGACTCGGCTGCGAGAACAGGCGGAGTGATTTCGTTTCCTTTACGGAGAACAATTCATATAGTGAACGCTGAAAATTACGTGATGCCGAATTAAGTACCGATGAGTGCGGAATAATACGATAGACGGCGCGCATATAGTTCCCCTCCCTTCTATATAAGTACGCGCCAAATTACGCCGACCCAAAATGTCGTGAACAATCGACCGATCCACGGGTTCTTATCGCCAACCAGCGGAGACACCATCATGCCGGCCGCACATGTTACGATGCCGAGCGTAATGATTTCCGCTGAGTTGTCGTTAAGGAGTGCGATACAGTTGCGGAATAATTCGCCGAGCACTACGCCAAAGTCTGACGCGATGTTACCGAGCGAGTTGGCGATTAGCTCGACGAGTTTGCCAGCTACGCTATTTTCAAACGGATTAAGCGCGGTTTCTGGCTCCGTTATCATTCCGTTAATTCTTACGATCATATCGTCCGCCTCCTATAACGTTTTGAGCCAGTTACGGATATCGACCGCGTGCCGAATGATAATGTAGCCGATACTTCCGCCCATAATAAATTCGAGCGCCTTCGTGCGATTCCCGAACATCCACGTAACACCGCTAAACGTAATGATGCCGACGCACAACCAATCCGCCATATTTAATACGGTGTGAAATACGTTATTCCACGTATCAGCGCCGCCGCTCGCTGCGAATACAGTCGCGGGCATTAACGTTAAATGTACGGTCGAAGCTGCGGTAACTACCGCTTTATAATCGCGCTTATTCTTAGCGACAATGTTGCCGGCGGACCATGCGGACCAGTCGAGTACTTCCGTTTTACTCATCGTGTATCAATCCTTTCGATGTCGGTAATAATAACGACAAAACCATCGGGGAGTGAGCGCGTATGATATTCGTTCTTGGCCTAATTGCCGGCGGTACTATCGCCGCTATCGTTAACTGTTTCGTTTAGTCGGGAATTTAACCCGGCTTTTTTATTTACCATTGTCGCGTATAAAACCGCCTTTACATATCCGCTAAAATTGTTCGCACTCTCCGCCATCACCCACGCTAATAATTCGTTTTGGTGCGCGTTATCAACGTTAAAGTTAACGCCCTTTCTCACGTAATTACTCATGCGTTATACCTCCGATACTTGCGTTAATGTTGCGCGGTGGAGCTGGTGTATTTTGCGTTGTCGACTTCGGTGATTCTTCCGTTGCTTCCTCCGTTTTCTTAGCGCGAGATCTGCGCGTGCGTTGCGAATTTGATGCGCCAGTTACACGCGACTTTAACTCTGCGGAAAGTATTTCGATAGCCGCCGCGAGTTCTTCCGTTACGTCTTCCGCTTCGATAACCTGCTGCGCATAATCAGCGAGTAGCCCTCCGAGTATTGGTTGCGAAACCTCTCCAGCCATTTTCTTAAGTAGCGTTTTGCTCATCGTCATGTTGCGATCGCCTCCTACGTTTTACGTATGTTTGATGTTATGGCGGACCGCTTGACCAAAATGACCACAGTTTTGAATTAATTTTCATAGAGTTGTCCACACTTACTAGTAAAGGAGTGGATAAACATGGGACTAGGAAAGCCGCGGAGTAAGTTGGGCACGTATATTGATAAGCGTGGAATTAAACAGAAGGATCTCGAAGAGTGGACGGGCCTGAGCCGCAATGAGGTCGGTAAGTTATGCGCTGGAAATGGGCGCGAGGTTAACCCGTATCCGAATACGATGGTCAAGGTAATCAGCGCGCTCAGAAAACGTGGACATGACGTGAAAGCTGCGGACTTCTGGACGTTGTAGCCGTCCTTAAACGACGAAAAGGGAGCCACCCGTTTCCAGGTCGCTCCCTAGCGCAATCGCGTAGGCGATCGCTTTACCCCAGCGTATGCATCCGGGCTTGTATTAAATGCGTGTCCGAATAAATTTAGAAGAATCCGCCTGCAGCGGAAATAATCATAATGACGATGCCTTGTATCTCGCGCTTCTCCAATTTGTACGATAAGAACCCGAAGACGATACCGAGCGCAGCAATAAACGCGGTAAACGGTAAGAACGAGATAAGTGCACAGACCCAGCCGATAAGTGCGAATATAAAACCGCCCGCGTACCCTTTACGCTTGTTAGTCGGTTCGCTCTCTACTTTATCTTTTGTTATGCTTACGTCATTTTTGACTTCCCAATCTTTTCCGATACCCATCGCTGATCACCGCCCATTTAATGTATACAAATTGTAACATTTATCCTATAAAAAGAAAATAGCCCACCTACGATAGTCCTACGTTATTATAAGCAAGACTCCGCTGGTGGGCGTCATTATTTATTCGGTTTTCACCTTACTGAACGTGCCTTTACCGATATCGTACAGTTTACACGCAGCAAGACCCGCCATAATTCCGGTCATAACTCCGTCCGCAACCGTCTCATGCGGAATATACAAAAGCCCCGCAACTAGGCCGAGCGCCATCGATAATAGCGGAATCCATTTCGCGTCAACGTACATTTTCGCAAACTCTCCGATCGCAATAATTACCGCTACAACTACGCCAATTTCGTACATATTAACGTGCCCCTTTCGTCGTAATAGTCGCTGTCTTCGTTTTGTTATCCCACGCGATATCTGCGCTGTAATACTCCGCAACTTCGCGCAAGGGTACGTAGACTGTTCCGTCAATTAATACGCCGTCCTTCGCTTTCTTCGCGTCGATGACTACGTTCGCTTTATCTACGCGCACATCATCCGCCTCCTTTAATCCGTAAACTTCAACGATGCCTGCAACGATTGCCTCCGCACATTTTCGGCGGTAAGCATCCGTTTTAAGTAGCGCGGCTTCTTCGCGATTATCCATAAAGCCGCACTCGACGAGGATTGCCGGCATCTTCGTTTCGCGTACCATGTGCAAGTCGCCCGTCTTAACTCCGCGATTACGGCGCCCTGTTTTCGCAATGAGTTGCGCCTGGACTGCGTTCGCGAGTTTAACAGACGCGGTCGATTTCGTGGAGTAAATGAATGTCTCGATTCCTTCCGCGATTCCCCACGTTCCAGCCGCTGCGTTCGCGTGGATAGATACGAGAATATCCGCGCCCCAAGCGTTAGCGGTTTTAGTCCGCGTACTCAATAGAACATCCGTTTTACCCGTTACATCGTGCGTAAATTTCGTTTCGACACCGTCATATGCCGCGAGCATTTGCGCAACATAATTCGCAACGACTGCGTTAAATTCCCATTCGCGCATGGAACCGTCGGGGCAGCGCTTGCCTAGCGTGAAGTAGCCGTGGCCGGCGTCGATTACGATTTTCATCGCGTTCCCTCCCTTCCGTTTACTACCGATTTGATATCGTGAACATCGAGCGCCAAAGTTTCGTACTGACTTGCGAGTGTTTCAAAGCGTGCCGTTAAGTCTTCCGCGAGCGTCATTAAGCGGTCCTCGCGATCTTTTGCTTCGTCTTGGATGCGGACCTCACGTTCGCGTGCTTCCGATTGAATGCGTTCTTCGCGCGCTTTCGCTTCGTCTGACAAGCGGCGTGCTTCGCGTAGTTGATACAAAAAGAGCGCAACAAAAAGGACGGCGAATATACCGTCCTTAAGAGCAGCGTTTATGAGTGCGGTATCCAGCGTCTACACCTCCTCTAATATGTTATCCACTACATGCCACAGATCAGCTTCCCTATATTCGTTAGCGGGCTTGCCTGGAGCAAACTTAGGGGATTCGGACATTAATAGCATATAATTATCACCTGAAATTGTAATGCTTTGAGTCCTTAATAGCTCACCATTTTCGCTATAGTATCCGATCCTCACATCGATCCTGGATGATGGCTTTGATTCATATATTTCTTCTAAAGTTTCGTAAGATACAACTACGTTGCTTTGAACTGACTTAGTCACTAAAATTGATTTGTTTGAAGTCCGCACTAAGAATCACCCTCCATCTTTAGATTTTTTCGACAGCAACCCAGGTAATAACGGTATTTGGCTCCGATGATTTTATTTGGAACGAGTTAGAAGATAATTCAGCAAAAGTGATTATTGCTGATTTTCCCATTGGTGTCGCTACTATATTCGGTATATTAGCACCAAAGGGTTTCGGGAAAGTGATTGTTGTGAAAGTGTCTGCCGATCCAGTTGTAACAGTATTGCTTTGGACCATTGGTTTATAAGCTTCAGCAGAGATATAGTCTATCATCGTCACTGCTGTATACGGTACGACAATACTTAGAGCATCTGCTCCCGATTTAGGTACGGAAACACTTACTGTCTGATAAACACCTCCATCACCGGATAAAGGAATGTTTAAATTTTTCAGTACTCCCCCGACTATATCTAAAATGCGCACTTGTAAAACCGTATCACTTGATTTGATCCTCAAGTTTACCTGGAGATCTTCCTTGTATTTAAATCTAAACAAAGTCATAAAATCATTTGCTGTTCGTTTAAATACATAGCCTCCGGTGATAGAGTCTGGATCATAGGCGGCGGTGAATGATGTTTTGACTCCTTGACAATTCTTTACTAAATCAGAACCCGAGTATAATTTTCCCGGTATTAAGTACGGTGTTTCATAAAGAGTGTAGCTATTTGAGTCGATCTCCACAGAGCCTAATGCGGTAGCTGCAATCATTTGTAGTTTAGGGGATGGGACCGTACCATCTTGGAACAGTCTATTTTTGAAAGATGAGGTTACAGAAGAGATGCGGAGTATGGAATGTGCCGCACCAGGCCCATCAGAAACCTGAAAGAATGCACCTGAATCATTTACGTTAACCAACGAAACACTTATGTTATAAAACCCATTAAAACGAAATAATGAATCTGTAAATGTCGTTACTCCGTCAGTGAATTTGTGTTTACTCATTCCATGCAAATTCATTTGCCCGATAGTTAATCCATCAATATATCCTAGACTGAACAAAGGGATTTTTGTTAGTCCGTCAAACTCAGACTTAGTTTTGATGTGTGTTCCGATATTAGAATAGGCATGTGTAAAATTATGTTCATAACTCATGGATACAATAATGATGTTAGATGCTAGTGCTCCGTTTGATGTCTCCAAAATCGTGCCGCTAACGCCTTCTACATCTAAATCTTGAATCAAGATACGAGAAGTATTTGACATGTTGTCTTGCATTACTGTATCGATGTAGATCATTGAATTTTTCGTATAACTATCTCGGATGTACAAACGACTAATGTCTATCTCCCATATATTCTTAGCATATATTCCTCTACTTTGTGCGTTATAGAAGCCAATATCAAAAGTAGCCCCATATACGTACTCAAGACACAATTGAGCGACAGAAGTCGGCTTGCCCGTATCATCAAACCCGATATCTATTAAGCTCGAATTGTATATTTCATCAGTAACAGCATTAGGCGGTTCTGAGAAATCCTGTCTTCCTCCCATTTTGAGCGTGAATCTTTGTCCTGTCTCATATGGCGATAGATAAGTTCTAAAACGACCGCCGTAACCAAATGAAATTTTGGATGCACCAACTAATTTAATACTATCTTTGTTGATAAACCCCTCTTTCATCTCGTACTTACCTTCTTGAAATTCAATGATTTTAATATCCACATCAGTTTGTGCTATAGCTAGAATAGGGGCATTATCAAAATGAAAGTCACTCCGCATACCAATTTGTTCTGCCAATACTCTCCCATTGTGGATAAGAACAGCTTTTAAACCATCCTTAATATCGAATATCGTAGCACCATTGCTGACTCTTCCGGCATCCGATACTATTTTGTAGCTTGCCGCACCTCCATCGCCAGGAGTGTAAAATCCATTAGTATGCATAACACTACCCGATCTCGGCTTACTGTAAGATAACATTGCATTAATATTTTCTAAGGGAATAGCAGAATCGATAAGGTCGAAATTTTCATTAAACTCATTAAATTTCACTCTGTCAACCTGAGACCAAGTGTGCAACCCTAGGTTACTTGTTTTTCCGCCGCTCAAATGAGTCCCCTCCTTCGTAAGGTATTAGGAATGATTCCTCTAACTCTCTGCATGTAAATTGTTCAGCCTGTTCCCAAGTTAAATCGGAGAGTTCAACTTCCTCCCACGGTAGATAAGTCGGAACGAACTCGTGCTCAAGATGCGCCGGCAGCACCGCGTTAACTTCCCGTTCCATCTCGCTGATATTATCCGGCACTCCGCGCCTACTCCATATCGTAGTTGCCACGCGAAATTCATTCGGTTTCTCCTCGACCGTGCAATCGTAAAACTCGTTAACGATCTCGGTAAACTTCGGCAATGTTACGGTTCCGATTCCGCGTCTACGCTTAATCACTTCGGCCCGGCGCGCTTCAAGCGATTTGGTCCGGTCCGTGACGATTCCGCACTCCGCTTCAAACCGCGTAATACCGATGTCCGTCGCAGTCTCCGGATAAAACTCGAACACCAACGCTTCAACTAGCGCATGTAGGCGCGTCGCCTCGCTTGCTTCCGCCTGGATCATTGCGCTGACTACCGGAAAATCACCGTAATATCGCGGCAAATAATCGGTCATTTCGGCGCGTATATCACGGTCAGTACGATACGCTTCCATCCGAGTACTAACGGTTATTTTCGCGCTAATCGTGCGGTATTTCTTAACGTCAAGAACCGCGGCCTTGGATGCGGATGTATTCGCGGAAGCAATGCGCACAACTCTCGTCTGTTTAGCGCTGATAGATGCAGCGGTGATAACGCTTGACTTCGCGAATTGACGCTTAATAGCGGTTGAATCCGCTACTGTTCCCGAAGATATTGCCGCGGCAGTTGTGGACGTAACGCGAATAAGGCGACCGCTTAAAGTCGCCTCTGATACGCTATTACTTGCGATAGTAATTTCCGCCAACTATAACGCCCCCTTAGTCGAGCGTCACCGTGATATCGCCCGCGTTTATCTTAATCTGATCGCCGGCCGGTACGGATTTACTCGTAGTCAGCACGGACGAAAATAAGAGATTGCCGCCAGTTACCGCGTCAAAAAGACCGATATGCGTAACCGTTCCCCACGCGGCAGTAGCTACCGGAAACAATACGTCGGCCGCCGTTGCTGTCGCTCCGATTGTCGCGGTATTAAACGTAACGGCTTGCCTTGCGTATGCTCCTCCGCTTACTTCCGTTCCCGTACCGGCGTCAGTTGGATCAGACGTAAAAAGCGCAACGTAAATTCCAGCCGGAACCGTGTACGCTGTGCCTTTCAAAACGTGATTAAGGATTCTATTTTCAAGATAATCGGACATTCCCGGCATCTTATTTCCCCCTATTCGGACACGACAATAGCGCCCATAACCGCGACTTGATCCTCGTCGATTAGGACGTTACCCGTTCCGTTATTTATCGTTAGATTCTCGTAATCGATTACGTCTTCCGCATTAAGTATCGCCTCGCCCACTTTCGAATACCGGACAACTCGATCGTTAAACGCGAGCCCTTCGAGATAAGCGCGCACATTCGACCGGACCTGCTCAACGGTGGTATTAACGTCTGCTCCGTCTCTTAGCGTAAGGACCATCCGCAAGTTAACGAGCACTTCTTCAACGCCAACGACCGTAACCGCTGCGTTAAGTGGACGCTGACTCTCGATATACGCGGCTGCTTCGTCAATAACGTTCTGACTCGGCGCGGTCTTGTCGTCCGCAAGTAGCGATACTTTAACGGTGCCAGGACCATTCCATGCTCGGAATATACGCGCATCAAATACGCCGGCAATTTGTTTCGCCCACCGACGATAATCCGCTTCGTTGCCGGTTGTGGCCGGCGTCTGTACATCTTCGAGATAGCGCTGTAAAAACGCTTCGTCCGTCTCCTCATCGAATCCACCGCTAAGTGGTTGCGGATTATTTACCGCGATAATTCCGTTAAGCTCGCCATTAACAAGCGTGATTGTTCCGGGACCGACGTTACCGGACACGCCGCCTATCTGCGCTTGGATCATTACGGTAACTGCGCCGCTACTTCCGATCGTTGCCGCTTCCGTTGTCTCAAACGCGACAGGCGTTTCGCCTCCGGTTGATAGCGTTGTTCCCTCCGGAATCTCCGTGCCTTCCGGACCCGTAAACGCAACAAAACCAACGGCAACAACCGCTGGCTTCTTCGTCAGGCCACGTTCCCTCGCGCGCATTTCGAGGTAAGGACCGTATGATGTTTGGGCGAATCCGAGATTAAGCACAGTATCCAATGCGATATAGGCTCGCGCTAATTCAATCGTCATTTTCGATTGCATATCGTACACAACCGAGCCCTGACGCTTATCAAACTCGTCGCCATACGAGGAAAGAATCCTCGCTAAAATTTCCGAATTAGTTTCCGATTCGAAAGCCAATTATAACGTCACCTCCATGCCGAACGCGCCGAGAACGGAAGTTACCGTAAACTCAACGTACACGGCGTCGCCTTCCTGCGTTATTACAAAATCATCCACCGCGCTAATTCGCTCATCGTATATTAACGCCTCCGTTATTGCGCGTGGTATTTCCGCAGCTAGTAATTCAAACGATGAATCACCGCCGAGCACGTCTTCGAGTTCAGATCCGTAATCGTCGTCGTAAATTAAAAAGCGACCACGCGCAGTGCGGATCGCTTTGAGTATGAATTGTTTGAGCGCTTCGATTCCGTCAACCATTCCGCCAATATTTCCGTTCGAAAAGTCGAGCGAATACGTCTTTGACGGAGCTTTTGTCTGGACTATCGTAGAGCTCTCCGTTTCTAACGCCGTAACCGCAGTTTCCGCGATTGGACTAAGCGCCATTTAAGATCACCGCCTTATCGAGTACAACGTAAGATTGGCCGGCCTTTATTGACGCTACGATAACGCGATCTCCGGCTTTAAGCGGAGACTTAACGGTGACTTTAACGGAAGATGCCGCGATGTTCCCGAGTCCGTGAGAGTGAGACGGCGAACCTGCGCTTGTGGTGCTTCCGCTAACCGGAATGCTGAACGATATCTCGCGTTCAATGTCGGTTAAGTGTTCAGCGATAATCACGTCGTCCGCTTCGAGTTCAATCTTCATGTTGTCGATTTGAATGCGCAGATTCGGAAGCGGCGCGATTACCGTTGCGAGTTCGATATCTACGTCCTTGTTGTAGCCAAGCGTTTTAATTACGCCGCTGAGCTTCGCAAATCCGGAACCTTCGATTATTTCGTTCAATCCTCCGTCACCTCCACGTAATCAAGTTGCGGTAAGTCATCCGTTTTCGATATCGTAACGTCCATCAAGTGCGTGCCGTTTTCGAACGTATGTGTATCAGCCGTTACGTAAAAGCCGCCGATAAGCTTCGTCATATCTTCGAGTACATAAACGGATGAGCCCGTTACCACATCGATAAGTCCGAGCGCCGTTACCGTTGCCTCTTCGTTCGGTTTGCTGAGTTCCTTTAATTTCTGCGCTGCGAGCTGGTTGATCTGCGACTGGTTCGAGTCCGAATCGGCCGTTTCCGGATGCTGCATCGTTCCGTACAACTTAACCGCGCTATCGTTTTTAACCGTAGCTGTCAGCGGTTTATCTTTATCGCCGCCCGTAACCTTAACGACGGTACGCGTCTCCTCTATCGATTGAGTCCGTGAGGCACCCGTTATATTAACGCCGTTTTCGAGTATCCAACGGACAATAATGTCCTTGCGCTCGGCCATGTAGAGTTTGCCTTTACGCGAGTACACGTATAGACGCTTGCCGTTCTGCTTACGTGTCTCTGTAAACGCAGTAACGAGCATATCCCATAACGTCATGTCACGTAGAATCAGCTTCGGAATAACGTAGCCGGACGCTGCGAAAGTACCCGCGCTAATATCAAACGCCTGACACAACTGCTTTGCGATAGCCGTCGCCGTCATCTTCGTAAACTTGCGCGTATCCGAGTTCTTCGTAAGATACACGTTCTCATCGTACGCGGTAATCGACATGCGTCCGGAATGGTCAATCGTAGTACTAAAAATAACGCCCCGGAAGACCTCCGCGCCGTTTACGTGAAATCGTATTTCCTTGCCGAGCTCGAACGTTACCGCCTGCATTTTACCGTTAATCGTATTAGATAACGTAACGATAAGCGTACGATAAGGAAGCGGAATGTCGCCCGACCACTTGACGCTCTGAACGATGGGATCGATGTAGCGACCGCCGTATTCAATGTTATATTCCGTTGCCATTACGGGATCACCAGCTTCGTTCCGACTTTCAGCGCGTTAGGATTCGGGCCGATTGCGGATTTATTAGCGTCGTAAATCTTGCGCCAGTCGTCTCCGTTCTTATAGACTTTCTGCGCGATTTTCCACAGTGAGTCACCGGACTTAATCGTATACGACTTCGGCGTCGTCTTCTCGTTAGGACGCTGCTTCTCCGCTTTCTTCGCGGCGGAAGACGTTGACTGAGCCGTACTATCCGAAGTCTTACGGAACGATACGAATACGTACTCTTTCAACGTTAACGTATAGTAGATATCGCCAGGCTCACCGCCGCGTTCTTCGTATGTGAAACTCCGAATAGTGACCGCGAGATTTATCGGCGTATTCGTTACGATGAAGCGCACCGGTTTACCTGACCGTTGCCAACGTTCGATCATCTTAACGGTCTCCCACGGATCTTTTAAACGCGGATGCTCGCAGAAGGACGGATTATAATCGCGTGGGAATAACGAAGAAAACGAGTATTCGCGCAATCGGTTATTTCCGATAACGGTATACTCGCCTAGTTGCGTAACGTCTATGTCCGTGAATCCGTGCGTTGATGTTGCGGATAGTGACCGGGGATTAACCGGCAACCAAAATACTTCTGCGTTATTATTAAACTTGAGCCAAAACTGCGGCCGCTGTCTTACCGTCATTTACCGTCCTCCTTTACACTGCGAGTTTTCGTGCGATTGCGTCAGCCAGTCGTTCGGCGTCCGCTTCCTCGCGAATAACCGTTCCGTACATATTAACGACAACGCCTCCACCATGACCCGAACCTGCGCCACCGTCACCGCGATATTTGCGCGCTTCGGTTGCGTTAAGTACCGTTTCATCCTTGTGTAATAACGCTGGATAACGGTGATAGGGAACGCGGTCAAGTCCGCCGGAATGCGGTATTGCATTTTTCATAAAATTCAAGTTCGACTTAGTGATCTGTTGGGCCGATGGCTCTGAAAGCATGTTGAGTGGTGTGCCGCTCTTATTACCGAGTTTATTTCTACGCTCAGCTTTAAGACGAGCGCTGTCTTCTTCTGCGTAACCGCCCATCCATTCAGGTAGCACGTCACCAGTGAAGTCAAAGACCTTATTAACTACGTCGGTCTTGAGTGTGCTCTCTACAGCAGTAATAGGTGCTTGACCAATCCCATCCAATATGCCCTTTACGAGCGCAGTACCCATGCTTACACCGATAGCTGCAATTCGAGGAACCGCCGCTTCAAGTGTTGAAAGCATAAAGCTTGTCACATCACCAGTAAGTTCTCTAACTCCTGCCTTACCGCTAGATGCCCACCAGTCGTCAAATAAGTCTTTGATCTTACCAAAAGTAAAATCAACCTTTGCTGAAAGTGTAGGCAAATTACGGAACTCAGGGTTATCAATAAAGTTTTCCATTAGATATCTCTTAGCGCCATTGACCGCATCTTCCATTGCCTTAGTAATCGCGGGCGAATATTTGTTAATGAAGTCTGCCGCTGCATTAGCGAGATCCTTAACGATCGGTAATGTTGGAAGCATAGCGGAAATTTGTAACGTTTCCCATGCGCCCTTAAACTGTTCAACCGCACCGGCTGCGTTATTCATTTTCTCTCTCGCGACATCGAGCGCAGTTACCTTAAGCATCTCGTCGTAGAACTTTTTAACGCCCGCCGCACCTTCTTTATAAAGGATATTTGCTGCACGAATACCGTCAGTTCCGAACAAATCGCGCAATGCGTCTTGGCGTTCACGTGCGGTTAGATCGCTTAAAGTGGTACGCAAAACTCCGGCAATTTCGTCAAGCGACTTAAGCTCGTCGGAAGCGTTGTAAAACAGGTTAGCGCCCTTATTCGTCATGATGCCGAGATCCATCATAGCCTCGCGCGCTCTCTTCGTAGCCGGCGATAAATTCAGGAGCATCGACTTAAGCGACGTACCCGCGTCCGATCCCTTGAGACCGTTATTAGCAAACAATCCAAACGCTGTATTCGTATCCTTAAACGACATCCCGACGCCATCGGCGACCGCACCGACTGCCGCAAGTGAATAGCGCAGTTCGTGTACGCCTGTTGCCGACGCATTCGCCGTTCCCGCGAGAATATCCGATGCTTGGGCCGCAGTTAATCCGTCCTTCTTAAACGCGTTAAGTGACGTCGACATAATCTCCGCGGCTTCCGCAAGTTCGAGACCGCCCGCCGTTGCGAGGTTTAGCGCAGCATTAAGAGCGCCCGCTTGAACTTGCGCCGGCGTTATTCCCGCTTTTAATAGTTCCTCAATACCTTTCGCAGCCTCTAGCGCTGAGTACTTCGTTTGCGCGCCTTGTTCGAGTGCGAGCGCCTGCATCTTCTTCATTTCCGCCTGAGTCGCGCCAGTTAACGCCTTAATCGTAGACATTTGCGCTTCAAAATCCATCGCCTTATTTAACGATGAATAACCGAGGTAACCGGCAGCTCCGACGCCGATAGCTCCGATACCTAACGCGCCGCCTGCCGCCATTTTCGATAAGCGTCCGAGCATGCCAAGCGCGTTTTTACCTGCGTTACCGAGTCCATCGAGTGCAGCTTTTTGTTTGTTGATCGCGTTAACGGATCTACTCGTATCCTGCGTGAGACGAGCGTTAGAATCACGTAATTTATCAGTTGTATTACGGTAATTATCTGTCGATTGTTTAACTTGGCGGAGTTGCCGTTCAACGTCTTTAAGCGGAGAAGTCATTTCGTCCTTAAGCTTGAGTTTCGCAATCAGATCAAATGCTATTGTTGTCTCCTCCTTTCCACATCAATTCGTCGCGCTTCTGCCTCTTCTTCTTCAAAAATCAACTGCATTGACGCAAACATAAAGAGTTGGTGCCGGCGATCCTTTGAATAAACTTCATCCGGCGGAATATGATGACGCTGGAATATTGCGTGCAACAGTCCGGCCTCACCTCCCGCCTTGATTAGTTTTTTACATCTTCAATTGTCTCTTCTTCTTTTCCGTAGCCGGACAACGCTAGAATCTTTCCGACAAGTCTCGTAACTTCACCGGGCATTAACGCTTTGATTACGCAATCCGCCGAATCAGTCGCTTCGTAATGTTCGCGAAGGCTCTTATCGTTGAATGCCGGATCAACGCAACCTAGTGCAATTATTGCGGCGTTATGAAGCTGATCGTCGAGCTTATCGCCAATTGTTGCCTGATCTCCAGCGCGCTTAATTTCCTCAAAAGATAACGGACGAATCGTGAACTTAACGCCTAACCGCTTCATGTTTACCTCTTCTTTAATGTCCTTACTTGCGCCTAGTAGCGCCTGTAATGCTGATGCCATCTATAATCAACCTCCCGGTTATTTTCGAAATTAAAAAGGCGAGCCGAAGCCCGCCGCGTAGATTAAGCGTTGATTTTATCGAGTAGCTCAGAGCCCGAGAAAACAAACGTGAGCTCTTGTTTTACGGTTGTTCCGTGTTCGTATCCCGCGAGCGGAATCTTGTCGAATGTGACGTTTTTCAGGCGAGCACGGTAGGCACCGTAAGCGGCCGGATCATCGAGTGTAACGATTAGCTCGGTAAAGAATGGCGCGCTCCGATTATTTGTAATTGCCATGATTTTCTCCATGAATGTCGTCGTTACTAGGAATCCATTAATTGAACCTGAGCCTTTAAGAGTCGTCGGCTTGTGTCCTAACCAACGATCTCCGGCAATCGGAATCTCTTCCATGCCGATAGCAACGTCAGCGGTAACACCCGTCACGTTTGTCATCCAGTTACCGTCAGCATCCAGGAGTTTCCCGTAGCTGCCGTCAATAGTTTTAGATGGGTCCAGCATCTAATCACTCCTTAAATGTTGATAGTGAGGAAAATACGTTCCATCGAATCAATCTCAACGTAACTAAGTGCAAGGAACACGGAGTCGCCAACGCTCGGACGTTGCGGATCAAGCGTTACAACTGGATCTGCGAGTACGCCTTCGCGCTCAAGCGTTTCGAGGTACGCTTTAATCGCGACGATTAACGTTGCCTGACCGTCTGCGTTGTTGTTGAGTTTGCCGATGTAACTATCCGCAGCCGTTTTTGCAATGTCCGTTAGGATCGCTTGGCGTGCGCGAATTGTGCGGATTTTCTTCTTCGATGTGGTCAGTCCTTGCTCGACTTTGACTTTCTCGCCGTCATGAACCAACACCAAAGAACCCGCCTGCAGAGCCGAGTTGATTTGCGCATTTGTCAGACGCTTGTTGACGTCATCGAGCGGTGCTTGCTTATACGTAATGGCCGCATTAATCGCTGTGCCTGCGATGGCGCCCGCAAGCCATGGCGCATATTTAGCGGATTCGTACGTTACGCCGTTAACTACGCCGCCAACGATTTGATTAACGATGTAATCATCCGCATTCAGCGTTGTGCGCGCGTTGCCCGCCGTTGGGTCAGCGTCATTAGCTGCCGTTCCGCCGATTACCGCCATGAAGTGTTTACCTTCGTCGCGATTGCGGATTACCCACGTCTTCGTCGCCGCCTGTTCCGATACGGTCGATTCGCCATCGAACACGAATACGTTGAACGGTCGCGTGTCAAAAGCGTCGCGCATTGCGGTGTAGTCCGCAGTCGCCGGTGACGCCGGCATCGTATAAACGAGAACTTCCTTAGCGCCGCCTTGTAGCGCGAGTAGAATCGAGCCGATATTCGCAGAGCCGAACAATTCAGTCGCTTCCGCTTCCGTTGAAACCGTGAAGAACGCCTTCTTCGTAGCTGAGCCGCTATTTAACAGCGGAATTGCGACTGTACCACGTGCTCCTCCGCTGATTTGCGCTGCCGCTGCGGATTTAAAGATCGCGTAAATACCTGGGCGAATCGGTAGTGCCGTTGGGTCCCAAGTTCCTGCCATTCGTTTCCCTCCCAAAATTAAAAAGAGCGCCCATGATGGACGCCCTCTTTTCTGTCTATTCAAATCTTGTGTCTATGTGGTTGATCTTCTGCCACGATTTCTGCGGTATTGCCTCGCGCACATTGCCGGTTAATATCCCGATACACGCGTGCATTCCGCTCTCCATCTTAAAAGGCTGCGAATAAGCGAAGGACTCTACGCGGAAAGCTCCGATAGAGTCCGTTTCATAAACGTATTTACTTAGCGCATCCATCACCGGTAATATCGCCTGCGGAGTCTGCGCGAAATAGATGACTTGATACTCGCGATCAATCCGGTAATGTACACCGGTCTCCTTCTCGCGGTCATCGTCAAGGAACCGTATGACGAACGTATCATTAACGGGTTTGTCCGGCACCGTTTGCTTCTCGTACTTTGCCGCCGGATACTTCGCTTTAATAAACGTTTCAATCGCGACTATTTCATCGAGTAATGCCACCGCTACCACCCCGCCTTATCAAGACCGTCGCGTATTTCCTTTTCGATATCCGCGGACCACTTACGCTCGTTCTTCTTGCCCGGAATCTCCAGGAACTTCTTCTCCGTGCCCGGCGTTAGAAGATTCTTACCGCCCGCATCATGTTCGTGAATATAGTACGCATAGTTAAAGCGTCCGCTCTTCGACTGGACCGTAGCGTTCGCGCTAATCTCGCCCGTCATGTTGAGGCCGCCTTCTTCCGTAATGTCCCCGACCGTAATCGAACGGCGTAACGTCGCTTCGTCAATTGGCGCGATATCAACGGATTCCGCTCTCCATTCGTCGAGTGCGTCGTGTAATCCGATGCGCGCAGCATTAGCGGCAACTTCCGGAGACTTCTCGATAAGTTCCGCGAGCTTCGAAATATCAAACTCGAAGGATAACGACATTACACGTACACCTCCGTAATAATCGGCTTACCGTTTAGCATGCGTTTTGGTTCGATAGCCAGCGGACTCCGTTCGATCGTATCGCCCAACTCGTTCGTATACGTAATGACGTCGTCGTAACGTACGTCCGGAAGCTTATCGAATATAATCGTCATGCTTGATACGGCCTCTTCGCCGACTTGATTCTTTACGATTTCAGTGCGTTCAGATACGCGCACCTTATACGTAATACTCACGCCTGGGACCGAACCGCCCCAACCGTCTGACGTGCCCGGCTTCGTAACGATAACCGTTTGTTTCAGCGGTATAATCGCCATTACATCACCGTCCATTTAGGCGCGCGCTTATTTAGCTTAACTCCGTTTTCCGCTCCGATAATGTCGTAGGCCGTCTGCGGAATAAGTTTAGACAAGTCGCGATCCGGTCGGGATACTGTCGAGTCTTTATAGTCAAAACTGCCGACTTTATCAATCGTAAACCCCGTAATGCCATGCTGCGCCAACCGATTCGTATCGTTAAACACAATCGCGAGCACATTCGCAAATTCGTATACAGCCGCGTCAGGAATCGTATAGCTCGGATATTTCACGGCAAGCGTGCGAGATGCGACGTTAACTATCCGTTGTTTTTTCGCCTCGTCTGCGTCCGTCCAATCCTCGATATCGATACAATTCGCGCTGATATAATCGTTTGCGTCTGCTACGTTAACCATCGCCTATCACCGTTCCCTCCGTTATTATTCGGAGGCTTTGGCGGCGCCTTTACGCGGTTGTTTGGCGGCGGGCTTAACCGTTTCCTCCGGTTGTTCTTGCGGTTCGTCTACCGGCACTGCGTCGGACAATACGTCAAGTACCACGATTTCTTCCGGTGTTTTCGCTGCGTATACGCCATCCTTAAACTTGCGCTCAACGCCGTCAACGTAAAACGATAACTCGGCATAGCGCGAAGTATAATTCTTTGACATCCGTGTTACCTCCGTTATAAAAAGAAGCCCGGCGCAGTTAAGCGCTAGGCTCCGGTTATTTGCGGTCGGCTTACGCCAAACCTTTGATACGTGCGTGCGCTTGCTCTTGGTGGAGCTCGATAGTGTATTCGCCGACGATCATACCTTGGTAGTAGTCACCTTTCTTGCCGAGGTATTCATGCGCGAAGTCACGACCGCTCAAGGCTTTGATCTCTGTGCGGTTTTTATCCAGGATAAGAGCTTCGCCGGAAGCGAGGTTGTCATTAATGGAAACAGGGAACTCACCGAAATCCGTAGTCAATCGGGATACAACAGTACCGCGACGCGGATCGTTTTGGTCGATGCGCACCAAAGCTTCCCCAAAGCTAGACACGATGCGTTTTTGCTTCGCCGGAACAATGATCTCATAATTACCGCCAGTTGCAAATCCACCTTTAGTGTAGATGGCCTGCAGACTATCATTGATCATTCCAAGGGTAAGTGCCGCACCAAATGCATCCTTGACATTGGTTTGAATCAAGGAACGTACGCCGCCCATTTGACGGATCGCGCCGTTTTCGTATTTGATACCACCGATAACAGCTTTCTCCAACTGCAGAGCCAACTCCAACAGCTTTTTGGATTTTTCGTACTCGTAAATGTCATCAATACCGTAGTTGTTAACCGCTGCAGCAGTGCCCGTGATTTCTACAGTGTCAGTAAAGATTTGCGTCAGGTTGGATTTACGTACGCGTGCCTTGTAACGAGCGTCACGAGCATCCGCGCCTTCAACGCCTTCTGTAAATTGGAAGGACACAGTTGAACCGGACGGGATAACAGTCGCTGTAGTTCCGGCATATCCACGAGTTACTGTAAGAGTCTTAGTTCCGGAATTAATAGCTGTAACCTTAAGCAGCTCTTCTCCAACTTTAATCACGTCATTAACGCGGAATGGTTCTACGGAAGCAACAACGACCGCTGTTCCTGCCGCAGTGACTTCCGCACCGGATACGGACTCAGTTGCGAACATAGAATCTTCGAACCATACATGCTCAACTTGGCTTACTGGATTAGAAAATCCAAGCATAGAAAGCATTGGCGTCTGATAAGGATTAAGGAGCAATAGCTCGTCTGTTACGGACTCGCGTTTACCAATCAAATCGTTATTAAAAATTTTAGACATTCTCTTATTCCCCCATTAGGTAAGTTTTTGGGCATTAAAAAAGCGCCTCCGGTTTCGGAAGCGCAAAATAAAAAGGACACTCAATTTTAAAAGTGTCCTCGTGTTACTTATTTAGTTCACGTTTAAGCTGCGTAAACTTAGCGATGTTGCCCGGTGTCGGATTCGCCTTAACTTTCTCGGCCATCTCCGCAAGTAATTGATCCTTCGTTTTCTCCGGTTTCTGTTCGCCACCGCTTGCTCCACCGATCGGGTCCGGCTTCGACTTCGTTTGCTCCACGAGAAACGGTTTATTTTCGATCAGCGCCTTAACTACGTCTTCTACGCCGACTGCGTTACCCTCGTCATCGACCGTTACCGCGGATAGGTCGGCGAGTTTCAACGCGTCATCGATCGCATCTTTACGTACGTTCAGTTCGCGAGCGAGCGCTCGGAACTCCGCTTTAATCAAGCGCTGGTTAGCGGCTGTTAACGCCTGGTCACGCTCGGCTTTCGCTTCATCTGCGGCCTTAAGCGCTTCGGCTTTCTCGGCTTCGAGTCGTTCATGTGCGGACATCTCCGCTTTCTTACGCTCCTCTTCCGCCTGTTCAAATTCCGTAAGCTTCGTTTTCAAATCGTCATAGTCTCCGTATTTCTTCCGTTCGCGCGATAATCTATCGGTAATCAACCGGTCAACTTCGTCCTGCGTAAATGTCTTCGGTGGCTGCGGATCAGCCGGCGGATCTAGTGGCGGAGTCGGGTCCGGTTCGCCTGCGAACAATTGAAGATTAAGCGGAAATCTAACGTTTTTCATCGTATATCCTCCCGTTTAAAGCCCGTCGGCTATCGATTAGCAAACCGCTTAGTTTAACGTCTTAGCGTACGGACCTATTAGTATAAAGAAGAATTTCATCCAAGACTAATTCACAGACAATTTGACACTCAATACTTACTGACGACTCTTGATTCGGCTTCCACCCGTCAAGTGGGTATTCATGGTACCCATTCGGGTAGCACCTACTAATTACGTGCTCTAGTATCGCACAGGATTGTTGTAGACTTGAGATTGTGCCCGCCCTATACAGGACAACCGCTGAATAAAAAGCTGTATGAACAAATCCCCATCTTGAGTTGATATAGTTATATCCGACCTCTTTTATGAACCCGGCAGGCGTAGAGTAATCGAGTAAGTAATTATAAATATGAAACGAAGGTATAGATACAGCTTTGGTGTAATCAAATAAACTAAAACCGTGGTAATGAGAGAGCTGTTGTGTGAATACTTCTTGCCCAATAGCGTAAGGAAGGATATTTTTATAGAGAGGCCCACTCTCAAATCTCACCTTAACTCTATTGTAGGCAGCCTCCCTGGTTGGATTCTTCTGGAGGTTCAAACTACTCTTTAGATACCTCAGTGCACAAGCTTCTGCATTCATGTTATCCGATACCAAAGTGCTGAGCGTGATTTTACCATTTCCCCCACTAAACTCTTCCATCAGGACGATTGCGTCTGCCAAAGCGTGAATAACACTTTCTACAAATTCTAGCTCCTTAACTTTTCCTTTTTGAGCGCATTTAGCTCTAAAGTACTCAAGGGCGCTCATATCTCTCCCAATGTACTCAAGACCTCGATTTGGATAAACACCGAAAATCCCCGTTACTGTACCGCCTCCATAGGTAACATCTAGTGCGGATTTAAACAGACCCCATGAAGTATCAAAGTTGTCTATTCCGTTTATCTCAGCGTACGCCAAATGAATAAGAGATCTTAGCAGAGGGAAGTTTGTCTCGGTCAAGGCTTTTTCAGCATTTAAGTTTATGAACACTTTAGAAAGTGCAATAGCTTTTCGTCTAAGAACTTCTTTAGATTCCTTTGTTGCAACACTTCTTGGTGTATTCATAAGCCTATTAACCGTGTCAGTTACATTTTTACTTACAGCTACATCAGTCCCTGTAGTAAAATGAAATTTCGCACTGTAATAGCTACCGTTAGGAATATTCATGGTTTTAGGAGAAGTGTTGTACCATGTTGCATTCATATAAGTAAAGCCCGCATCGTTAGAACTAAGTACCTGCGCGGAGTATCTATTCTCTGCCGGGTTATTGTCTGGTATATATTGAAAATATTTAATTTGAGTTAGAAGAGACGTATCCCCGACTTTTATACCTTTGTATCCTTCCCCACTGACTTCACCCGATTTTTGCATCGCTAGTTTGAATGCAACCCCATTTAGAACTCCGGCAGCAATATCGGCATCTGCTCTTACAAAGAAATGCATATCAAACTTTCCATTAGCCCACAATCGGACAGTTGATGTGACAGTAATTCCTTCGTTGTACTTATACTTGAACGAAGAAATATAATCCTTAAAAACCACACCGGACCCACTTACGGTCCTATTGATGTTAGTTGTTTCAGTGGTTACATTGGAATTGATATCGGAATAAGTATTGTTTTTTATTGCCACTCTTTGGAGTACTGTCCCGCCTACCAAGTCTATACCATTTACAAAAACATGCCTCAGTAAGAAACCAAGATCCTCATGGAACCTTAACCCAACGTTATTAGCTATTAATTCCTCGCGAACTGTACCTGGAGTTGACTGAATGACGTTGTGGAGCACTCTTTCAGGGTACGTATTTAAACGCTCTTTGTCATAGACCCTGATTGTAAACACCTTAGATTCCCCCGGACTTAAAGAAGCTATAAGCCAAAGATATCCACATTTCAGTGATCCATCGTCGTAACTTCCAAAGTCATCGTCTATACTAGGATTAGGGTGCTTGTCAGCTTCCCATTGAAAAGGTACTAGATCGTTGTTACTATCGTAAACCTCTATATAGTTTGTGGTTGCACACTCACCCTTTTTAAATACAATATAAATTGCCATTTGCTCCTGCACCATTGGGATGTCCAATGGATTTTGAAGCACCGCTTGGTATAGCCTATAGTCAATTCGGTTTATCTCCAAACTCTCATTAAATGTGTTTAACTTTGCTTCCTGCCTATCCTCATTTAGTAAAGATAGATCTAGCTGTTGCTGGAAAAGTTGAGGATTCTCTGGAATAGTTATGTCATAATATGAGATCTTTTTAGTCACTCTTTCTAACCTCCCTCTCTATTAATCTGGACGCCTCACCGGACTCACTACGTGCTTACAACGCGGATGAAATATCTCGCGCCTCGGTAACGCACCAATCTCCGGATAATCTCCCGGAGCGTCCGGCGTTAATTTCACGATACGCCCTTCCCAATTGCGGCACGCATCCTTTGCGCCATGGCTCGATATCCGCCCGTACATCACATCACGGTCGAGCGCTTCGTTAATCGTTCCGTCTATCTGTGCGCGCATCATCTTCGTTCGCACAACGGTCTCAACGTAAACTTCCGGCTTCCAACGCCGGCCCGCTGCATCGATAATCCCCGTTTCAACCGCACCGTTCAACGTTGTTCTCATCCGCTGCAGAATGTCGGCGCTTATCGTTCGTCGTCCGTTTATTCCCGCGGCCATGTTCGCGCGCATTGCGTCGGCTGTCGCTTGGCGCACCGCTTGTCTAACGCGACGGTCCACGTTTTGTGTCACCGCGAGCAAATCGGACTGAGTATCCGCAATGGCCGCCGCAACCATCTCGCGATTAGTCCGATTAAACTTAACGATGTCGCGCGCTTCCTCAACCGTTGCGACTACGCCGAGGTCGACGATGGTCCGCGTTACGCCATCCGTTACGGCAATCGGAATATTGGCGGAAACCCATTCCGCTGACTCTTCGTTAAGTGCGGTTAAGATGGCGGCGACCTCTGCGAGTGCTGCCGTTGTCTGTGCGCGAGACATATCGGTTAGGTCCAGACGCGATAATTCGGCGGTAATATCACGTACTGCCCGTTTGTATGCGGCGATAAGGCGTTCAATGTCGCGGTCGTAATTCGGCTCCGGAAACATTACGCTGCACTCCTCTCCCCGAGGTTGTCCGCTTTACTTAGAAGCCGATCAAATTCAGCGATGTAGTGAGTAAGTCCGGCATCTTCCAACTCTCCGTAATACTGACTTACATGACGTAACTTTAGTCGTGGCGTATCGTGCTGAATATCACTCCCACGTAAATAAACTACAATTAACTCGTCACAATGAGGAAGATACTTTTCTATTGATGAAGAACAAAAAACTGTCCAAGAGGACAGTTTCGCGTCAATAAATATGTTATTATCCTCATCGTAAAAGTCTGGCATAATTGTGTTATTACACAGTCTCTTTTGGTATGAGAAATTATATCCGAGATCCTGATACATTTGCCAAAGCAATCGCTCAAATGATTTTCCTAAATGAGAATCGTATTTCATCGCACATATATGATCATCCAGTTTCTCACCTACAGAAGACAACGCATTCTCATAACTACCGAAACAACGAACGGCGACCTCATGAACCGTGGGAAAGCGGGTCTTCACACTTGTTATATTAAGTGGCCCTCCATCGTCTCTTATCTCACGCAACACATCCAGTAAATCCTCTCCGGCCCACTCACGCACCTGCCGTTTTATGACACTAACATCCATACCTAAATCATCACAGAGAGCGTCGTATGAACCGTAGTGCTTTCGTATTGCGTGATCCAACTTTTTATGCTTTCGGGACAGCTCAGAGATTGAGGATACGTCTTCTAACGCAACTAGGAATTCTCTCTTTATCATATCCCGATCCCAAAAGGTGAGTGGAGAGACATTCTCTTTGGTTAGCCCGATTTCAGCTAAGGCTTTGTAATGACTCCCGAAATAAGTCTCCATAGCGCCACGTAATGACTGGTCTTCTTTTCGAATAGCAGAAGATGTCATTGACTTTCCTTGTTTGTGTCGCTCAGCTAAAGCTGAAATTACTAGTTCTCTGCTCCATTTATTCTTTCTAGCCATTTATCAGACCTCCGGAGCGTTGAATATACTTGCATCTACTGTCCCACTAACACGTGCCTCGTCCTCATCGATTCTACGCGCGATCTCATCTGCCTCATCGTCGTTAGTGCTGTCAAGCCGCTTAATTGCACTCCGCACATCTAAAGTGGGTTTTCCTCCAGTTCGTATCTGCGCCGCCTCAGCTTCCGCTTTGGGGTCCGTAGGAACGCCGTCCCTCCAACTGATCTTCGGATAGACCGCTTCATAAGCTTCGAATCCCTCTACGTCTCTATTCGCGAAGTTTTCGAGTTTCATCGCCTTCCAGAGCGCATTACGAATCGCACGGTCAACATGCGTACGAATCCGTTTTACTTTCGAAAGGATCGGCATGAAGCGCGCTTTAATTGCGCCGGCATCCGTATGAGACGTACCTGTTCCGCCTTTATCCGCGGCGAGCGTTGTACCGAATAACCATTGCGGCGTTTCGCTAATCTGATAAACGAGTCCTAGTAATATATCGAGTTCCTTAAACGCGCCTTCTAATTGCGAGTCCCACGTCATATAACCCGGCGTCGGGTCGTCTTTTTCGAGCGGAATATAACGGCCACCGAATCGCGCCGTACTCTCATCGTCTGACCAGTCCGGACCGTACGCTGTCGGGTCGCTGTGCTTCCATAAGATATAATCGATTTGCACCATGCGGTCGTTAATCGCGGCCAGCACGCTCTCCAACTTCTCAACTCCGCTCTCACCACGCCAGTCATCATCCGTTGTCTTATACGGAATGTGCTCGACGAGCATTTCGGGCATCCCCGTTGGCTCAATTTCCGCTTTCTTGTTCGTAGGTACGCGTTCACCAATCGTATAAAGCGAAATCGGCACGCCCCAATCCGTATCTACTCCGTTTTCCGTAAGCTTATAACGCTCATGCAGTATATAGCCGGGTATATGACGCTCAACGTTTAAGTACGCCGTTTCCGTCGTTGGAATACCGCTGAAAAACGACCTAATCGCGCTAGATGATTCGACTTCCCATTCGACCCATGCGATATTAATCGCTTTGAACCGTTTCTTTGAACCGCGTGATAACTCCGGAAACACAATCGAAGCGTCTACGGATTCGATAATCGGTTCAAGCGTCACTTCCGGCGCTGTAAGTCCGAGTTGTTCGACCTCACTAACGTCAGCACGCGCGGCATAATACGTTTTGATAAACGAGTCGCCACGGTAGCCGCCGCCGATAGTGGATTCGTGTACGAGCTGCGTTAAATCGTTCTCTTCGACAATCGAGTTTAACCGTTTCTGTTCGCGTGATTCCGGTCCCTTGCCGCTCTCGTATGTCGGAGGCTCACCGACCATCAAGTCCGCCGGCTTCGTAAGTAGCGCGTCCATAACGTTGACTGCGATAAATAGCGTTTTGAGCTGCGGTGCGAATGGCGTATCTTTCAAAAGTGAGGACGCACGATCGTATATCTCAACGTGTCGTCCGGAATATATCGCTTTGCCGCGTTTATACTTCGCTAATCGCGGAATATCTTGCGGCGGCGGGAATTGAGCGCCTGGATAAAACAACTTCGTTTCCTTGATATCGTAAAATTCCGTCATTTGCGGACCTCCTTTCGTTAATACATCCACGCCGGCTTATTGCGAATCTGTTTCCTCGCTTTAGCCACGTTCTCAACCGCTAGCTGCAAGGCGTCGGCAGAGTCAACGTAGTCTCCGTGCGGATATTGCGCTAATTGATCGATAAGCATCGTATGAGAAGCGTTAAGGATAAGCGTTTTGTTATGAAAAAGAGGCTCCAACGATTCAATCCGTTCCTCCTTCGAGGATTTGTAGGATTTGATATCGTTGAGCCTCGTTCTGTGTATGCCGCTGATTCTCATTCGGTCCTGCAGCTGTCGATAAAATTCATGTTGCGCGTTAATCGTTTCTACGCTGAAAACGTTGTGCTTCCACTCTTTCATCTTCTCGATAATCAAGTCGATGTACTTGTGCGGCTGCTCTTTCGACGCGTACTCGTCCAAGACGAAAATGTGACCGGTCTTCTCATGTCGACCAACCGTAATTACTGCGTTATAGCACGACCGCGCATTCTTTCCCTGCGCTATATCCCACGCGCCACTTATCGTTAATTCTTCAACGGGAATCCTCATGTCTTCATACCGAATGTAGCGACGCCCGTGCTCGTATTCAAAACGAAAGTAACCGTATGTGTCCGGGAAGAAGAATTGCTCGTCCTCACTAAACGCCAGATTACGAAACTCCGAGTTATATGCGCGCGTTCCCATATTGACTTTCTCATGCATTAGCGCGCGATAAGTCCAGCGCCAAGGCCACGCAAGTTCTACGCCTTCCTCTAGCGCTTCTTTATTCGCTCCGTAAAACGCGTCCGCTTCCGCCATATCTTCGGATCGTGCGTATATCTCGCAATACTGATCCCATAGCTGCGGATTCGACGGTTCGGATACGACCGCACCGTGAAACGACGATTCAAAGTCTCTCCGCTTGAGAACGTGATTAAGTAGACCTGTCGCGCTGACCATCGTACCGACGAGAATAATCGCTGTCGACTTCGTACCAATCGGCACGACTACGGAATTAAACCAGTGAATCAGCTTTTCCCGCGCTTCCTTCGTACCTTCGTTATTCGTTGACGATGGATCATCGACTATAACGAGGTCAGGCCGATAAGAACCGTGACGCTTACCGCGGAGTTGCTTACCGGACGATGACGCCTCGACAAGCGTGCCTGACGCGGTGATAAACGCCTCTTCGTTGTCCTTCTCGTTCAAGTTGTTCCGTTCGTTTAGTAGATTACCGAAGTCTTCGCGTAATTTCTCGTTGAACTTAAGCTGCTTATTAACCCACCCGATAAGCTTCTTAGAGAGCGAGTCCGTTTCGGAAATAACTAGGATGTATTTGCGCTTTCGATATACGATCTGATGCAACGGAAATCCGTTCGAGAACTTACCGGATTTGGAGTGTCCCCGCGCTGCAGCAATCGCAAGCCGCGCATTTCTAACTACGTGATCTACGTGGTTACATAAGTTAAAGAATTCGCGGTGAATCGGCGCTATCTCTTCGAGTGGATCGTGCGGCGTTCCGTCCTCCGCGTTACGAACAATGTTATCCTCGTTCTCTGGATTGCCGCCGTCCGACAGGTATTCGTACGTAAAAAACGCGACGTCGTCCTCAGCGCGGTCAATACGCTTTAACCGTTTCAGCTCCGCCACATCTGCGCGAAATCCCTCTTGATGATACGTTGTTGCTCGTCCGGCTTCGATTAATGCGCGTAATTTCTTCGCCCGTTCACTAACGATTCGGATACGTTCTGTTCGCGCAGTCTTATCGAGCCATTCACCGTTAACATACGCCATTAGAACGCACCTCCTCCGTTAGTTTTCGTCGTTTAATAGCTCGTCTAGCTCCGCGATTTCTTGCGCGATATCTTCGTTCGTACGCGCTGATCCGGCTTCCTTCGTCTCTACCGAAACATTCTGCGTAATAAGTCCGTGACGCTTAAAGTACAAATCGATACCTTTAATCGACGGTTGCGATCCGCTTATCGTCTTCATGAGCTGCCGATATACATACGCGCGCTCAGATTCGAGGAACTCGTCCGCCAAGTAATTAACGTAATCAATGAATGCGCGATTCTGCGTGCGCCACTTATATAGTGACTGGCGCGATACGCCGACCTCGTCCGCAATCTCATCAAAACTTACGCGCTCATTCTCCGCTGTAAATTCGCGTTCTACGCATTTTAGCGCTGCAATAATTTGGCGCGGGTCTAACTTCGCTTCGAGCGTTGCTTTTCGTTTATCCGCCATACTTGCGTTCTCCTTTCGTTTTCACGTGAAATTAGCGCGTATCAGCGCGTATCACACGCAAGGGGTACGTTTGCCCCATTCGCCTATGAAACGCGCTAATTTAACGGTAATTCTACGTCATTTTACGTGCTGATTCCGCTACCCGAGTTCAAAATTTTGCTCGCGAATTGTATACAGCTGTCGGGGCCGTTTACGCTACCGGCTTGGGGGGGCCGCGGATTATCGTAGTCATAACTTAAAAGTATTGACACCGATCATTAATACGCGTAGAATCAAGGCATCAAACGGTGTCATAACTTATATTCTAAATCAACGGAGGGATATGTATGATATACGGCTATGCTCGCGTCTCAACAATCGGCCAGGACTTAAACTCGCAGATAGAAGCGCTTAAGGCTAACGGCGCTAACGTTATATACTCGGAAAAGTTTACCGGTACCAAGAAGGACCGCCCGGAGTTCATCCGCCTACTGAGCGTTCTTCAATCCGGAGATACGCTTATCGTCACGAAGCTGGACCGTTTCGCACGTTCGACAGTGGACGCTATTACTACGGTAAAGGAGCTATTTAATCGCGGCGTTAAAATACACGTACTCAATATGGGCGTTATCGAAGACACCGTAACTGGCCGCCTAATCCTTACGATATTCTCCGGATTCGCCGAGTTTGAGCGCGATATGATCGTAGAACGTACGCAAGAAGGCAAGGCTATTGCGCGCCAGAAGGACGGATTCACCGAAGGGCGACCGCGTGCCTATACGAAGAAACAGCTCGATCACGCGATTGCGCTATTAAACGATAATTCATATAACGAAGTAGCCGCGAAAATGGGTATTAGCAAATCTACGCTGATTCGCGAAGTTAGACGGAGGCGAGCGGCTGAGACCCCGTGAGTTTAGGCGGGCGTCTCCGGTCCGAGTCGCTAGTAGCTGAAATGCGCTATCAACGTAAACACGCGCAAACCCTTCCGCTAAACTTTCGCTTCATATAATAGCGCGCATTCCATACGCTAAATTAACGGTTTACATTAACGCGATTAATACGTCTAGGCATAACGTTTAATCAACGCCTCCATTCGTCAAACTGATCGATCCTATACGCAATAATAAATAACGCAGGAACATACGGTATTACCGCCATTAACGCGAGACTCTTCGCTACCTCTACGAATCCACTACGCGATTGAATAGCGTAAGGAATATAATGCGTAAGAACTACGAGTATTAACGTAACATGAACGCCTAATATAACGAATAGAACGTTTATCATTACGCATTCCCTCCGCTCACTGTACGTTCGCTTAACGCTTTAAATCCGTTAATCCGCGCCATTTAACGCTATAGATATAAACGCTTAATACTAACGCTATTAACGCGTTATTGATACGTTTTAACATGCGCTTATCCTCGCCTTCATGAGATACTTCGTTTTGAATATGCTTCTTGTATCTAACAAACAAAAAGAGATAAGCTTCGGGCTTTCGCCCTTGCCGTCGCCTTTCGGCTCCGACTTATCTATACGCGAATAGAAATATGTGCACAAGGACCATGTTCTTTGGTCCGCAGTGTCGGGCCGCTTTTGCCCGTTTTATTCCGTATCTTGTTACGGAGTTATACAAGATAAAGAGTTGCTCAAGCCCTAAAACGCCGAAATCCCGCGCCGCTCTAAGGCTCAAGCCACTTTTGAACTATGCAATATTTGATAGGTAAAACGCTCTAACTATGCAATATTTGATACCCCTCTAAAACGGAAGATCCGCGTCATCCAGTCCGTGTCCACTTTCGGAAGCCTTCCGGTGCTGTTCGAAGTCATAGCGCAAAGCCTGCGTATACTCGTCGTTATCGAACTTCTGGCGGTACATTACGTCCGGATTAACTTTGATCACGGTAACTCCTAACGATTCGGAACGCATAATAAAGCCGTTCTTACTTAGCTCCCGTAACCCTCTCCGCACCGTCTGATCGTCAACGCCAAGAAAACGCGCGAGTGACGCTTGTGTGATAACGTCGAGTCTGTCCGCTCTCCTCTCGTCCGGATTCGTACATAAGTAGCAGAGCCGGTAGTGGAAAAACGGAATCATACAATATAAAAGGCCTGCCGCTTGAATCGAAAGATTCTTTACGTCAGACCTCGTTTTCATTTGATATATCTTCGTAAATGACTCGCCCTGTTTAAGTGCGCGTCCGATCGTGTGATACTCCGGATGGATTGCGTACACCTTACGCCTGCCATCCTTATCTTCCGTAAGTATTCCGTATTTGACTAGTGAGTTGACGATAGTGGCGGTCATACGCGCAGCCTTTCCGATTACTTTCGATATCTCCGCGGAGCCCATGCGCTTCCCGTTAAGGTACAAGTCACCCGCGTTATCCATGTGCATATACGGTATCAGCTTCATAACCGCGCCCAGCTCGTTAAGAGAGAGCATCGTTGTTAAGCCGCGTACAGGTTCGTGGTAAGACGTTACGTAGTACTTCGTATTCCGTTTGCGCGCGTCCTCACGCTGTGCGTACTCTCGTTTGCGTGCGATATCCTCTTCGGACTCTATACGAAAGCCGTCGACGGGAACTTCGTGAACCCAATGTCCCTCAGCGTTTTTGTGCGTTCTAATTTCCGGATGCATGGCGCACCTCCTCCGGCATGTTATCGACGGAATCTTTAAGCGTTTCGTAACCGAATATATTTGATAAAGCGCGAATATGTCTAGCAAGCGGCATCGATAGTCTAACGTAATCCGCCTCGTTCTCAGCATAAACAACGATAGTTACTGTGTCAGTCGCCGCATAAGGCTCATCCGTTATGATTACGTCGCCGTCAGTAGTCGTGAATACTTCGCCTTTTCTATCGTGTAAAGAGCGCCCCGCTCTCGCGTTACTTCCCCATTTACCGTTAAGTGCGTTACTCATCAATCGCGCACCTCCCGTTGTGCAGCTTCAAGTTCGCGCAATGCCTGCGTAGCTTTCTTCGCTTCGCGCTGGATCGCTTTAAGTCCGGTTAGTGCTTCGGATACGTCAACGTTAATTCGCACGGTAAGGTCTTTACCCGCCATATAATCGTCCCCTTTTCGGTTGTATTTTCGTTCCCAAACGGGAATAAGCCGCTATAAAAGCGGCCTTTCATTTACGTAGGTACATTTTGGTGTGAAATATACGGTGGAAACGGAAAATATTTAAAGGAAAATTCCGCCAATTTGTCGAAGTGAATACGCAGCCTACTACGAAAGGACTACGTTTATATGAAGTTTATGAGACCGTTGACCTCCGATATCCACTTTTACACCGCGAAAATGGAGCGTGCGCCCATCGTCGTGTTTATTGAGCGCGAATTAGTCGGCAGCGGCGTAATCGAGGATATAACGGAGACTAGCGTTAAGATAAGCGGTGAGCGTTTTATGCGCGGAGTTTGTACGTTTAAATATGCGGTATAACGACGAAAACCGCTAATTCCACGAAGGGCAAGCGGTTTTTAACCGTTACGAAACGTTTAATAACGATTGAATCGCGATCCAGTTGCCGCCCGCAGTCCGCACATACAAGCGGCCGCCCATCCGTTTGCCTGCATATATTAGAGTCATTTATTTAGTGCTCCTTCCACTTCGGATTCTTTCGCGAGCCTTACCGCAAATACGCGTCCATCTACGAGGAATAACAACTCGTCGTAAGCGCCCATCTTCGCCATGTCGCGCTTCATAGCGCAATTACACGTCAGTTTGCTCATCGTCTTTAACCTCCCCTTTAGCTGGTTCCAGACAATCGTCTTTTACATCTTCCCAACATCCAGAACAATAGCCTTTACGGTTTACTAATTCTGCATCAAGGCAAGCTTTACATATAGCAAGTACGTTGTATTTCATCCCTGTTATCTCTCCCTTACTTGGATTATGGCTTCTCCGCAAAATATTCGTCTATTGTAACCGTCCGCAAATCCGCGCTGCGCCCCGTCCGCTTATTTACGAGGCGTTCTCGTGGCTCATCGGTAATCAGCGCCGGACTCGTTGGTCGTGAGAAGCAACGGTCGCCCTCGTTAAATCCGTATTTAGCGAAGTCCTTAACGCAAGTTAGCGCACGATACTTACGTGAGCCCGGCGTATGCTGACCGCTACCTTCGCAGGTATAACACTTTGACCCGTTACGATAGCGGCCGGTTCCGTTACAGCGTGCGCAAGTCATGGGCGGTCACCAAACGTTGAAGTAGCGCGAGCATTTCGTCGAGTTCGTCGTCTACGAACGCCTGTTTAACGAAGATCCGCCTATTCATGATCTCCACGCGATTTGCGCTAATATTCTTATCGCTGAGTATGCGCAACGATAGTAAGTTAACATGACCGTGAAAGTCGAAGAACAGCGCCAGATCCGTGCCGGCGTTTAAATCGTAACTAAGCGACATGATTTCGATAAGCTTTCGTTTAATTTGCGTGGTCATTTTCTTTTCCGCCTCCTGTTATCGTTACGTTTAGCGTATCACTTGTTATCCTTATAATATATCGTTACGTTTAACGTGTCAATATCTTTTTGATACTTTTAACGTAACAACTTATGCGCTATACTAAACGTTAGGAGGTGGCGTAATATGACCACGTATAAAGTCCGCCTCAAGCTCGACGATCTATTAAAAGAGCGCGGCATAGGCGATCGCGAATTCGGACGCATGACCGGAATACGTTATCCATCTATCGGAGAGATGCGGGCAAACAAGACGGTGCGGCTCCCGCTTGATAATCTCGCGAAAATATGCGAAGTGCTCAACGTTGAGATTACGGACGTACTCACGCTAGAAAAAGAGCCGCGCGATTAAGCTGCGGCCTTTTCTTCGTTATTACCCGGTATAATCTCCGTCTCGTTTACCGCACTCATTTCGTCGAACCAACGCTTGCCTAACCCGCTGCAGTCAACGAACTCGTCCGATAGTACACCGCCTGTATCGTATAAATTGTACGTAACGACCGCGCCCGGCGACGTATCCTTAAGGTACTGAGCTTTCCTAGCGCGGTTTTTTGTGCGCGCTTCTTTTTCTACGAATCGATTATCGCGTTCTGTACGGTGGCGACGTTCGGGCTTCGCTTGATTTACACCGTTAGAGTCGTATGAATCCGCGAGTACTTCAGCATACTCGCTATCACGACGACGGTTCTCTTGATGTTCCGACATTATCGGATATTCTTCACGCGTCATCTTATTCTTTGAGGTATCCGTCAACTCTTCGTATAATAAGATATCAGATAATCGGTCAAGTAACGCGGAATCAACCGGAACAGTTACAGGTCCTTCACCGCCTCCACCACCTGAGTAATAAGCGGCTTTAACTGTATGGTTAAACTCGGCGTGATGCCATGCATAATCATCAGAGATGAGACCGGCCACAGTGACTCGCGCTTGCCTATTACGCAGGTCATATGTTTGGACTCCATAAGTAAATGAGATTGGCGTTTCATTTGCTTTGAAGTTATCGCGCATTAGTCTCTCAATAGTTTCGACGGACTTTACTAATTTCTCTCTATAATTAGTCAATGATCATTTCCCCTCTCATCCATTCGTTTAATTGCCTCCGGTTATTTCCACCGTACCCATATATAGAATGAAATTCACTATGACACCTTTTACATAGAGTTATTCCGTTATCGATATCGTACCTGAGGTCTATAGCTGTATCGTACGACTCAATGTGATGTGCGTGTAGCCCTACCCTCTTTTGTTTGCCACATTGTTGACAAGTGAAACTATCCCTTCTCCGGACATCTAAAGACCACTCCGCATGATCTCTACCTCGGAAACCTATAAACTTGGGCATAGGTAGTTCCCTATAATACGCGAGTTCATCAGCCTCCAGTTTGTAAGAAATTACTGGCTGCTTGCTGTTTAAGTCACTGTAGTGATTGACTTCTCTGCGTATTTTTAACGCTAAGTCTTCCCGGGGATTTGCATATCTGTAGAGTGTTGTATCGCTTAATCTCAGTTCATCTTCTACTTGATGAAGAGGAAGCTCAGAGGAAAACCGAAACTTGACCTGGCTTTTACTTAGAATGGGATACTCAGTATGGAATACCTTGTGTGGGTTTGAATCACTCAAATCGTCATAGAGTATATAATCCGCCGCCTTCTCTAATACACGAGAGTCGGGCGTTTGCCCGGAACTCTCAATGTACTGGGAAATCAAGGCGGAGACCGTTTGAATACGTTCGTCGCAACTAAGATCCTTTTGTTTTGCGAGGCGTTTAGTCAACAACTCCAGCTTCTCCTCAGTCATGCCGCGTGCGCCTCCTCTTCGATATCTTGCGTGTACTCAACCGTAACGTCTTCGTATTCCCATTTGCGATAAACAGCCGCGATACTTTCCGTTGCGCGATCAATCGTTTCGCTTACGTTCTTTTGCGCGATTCCCATAACGGTAGCGGCCTGCGCCTGAGTTACGTCGAACCCGTATACTAACGCGATGGCTTCCGTTTGGCGTTCCGTGAGGCCAGCGTTGTAGATTGCGGAGTTGAGATCGATGAGCAGGCAACTTGCATCTGTGTCGCCTTTGTACCTTGCCGATGATATCTTGTGCCGATCTCTCAACAAAGACTTAACTCCCGCGACGTCGTTTAGACAATATTTCACTAGATACTTGCGACTTGTTTTATCGACATCTATCTTAACTGAACCCATCCGATCCCCACCTCTCAACTATTTCGAATTATTCAAACGTTGACATTTGCGAATATCCAGACGCAATAACCCGTTCGATACCGAGTTCTGCCTTCACGTACTCGTTCTCGCAATGTCCATCATGCGTCTTGTCTCCGTTACTGTACGTCGTCATCTCGCTACCTTCGTATATCTCAACGCCGCAATACGCGCACCAAGATACGATAATTTCAGGCTCATCCGGTGGCTTGAAACGGTCGAGGTCGATCATTCACGCCGCCTCCTCTAACGCAGATCCTGCGTAATACTCCGCAACGATCCGGTCTTGCCACTCGAAATCGAACGTACTCACTCCGTCAATTTCAGATCCGGCACCGAGCGTCAATTCGTTCCAGCGGTAGGGCCCGTCAGCGTACACATGCGAAGCTTCACGATACCCGTCTCCGGAATCGTTAGCATGCTGAAACATGAACGCACTAACGTCTTTTATCGAATGCCACGAAGGAATGTGCGGATATAAATTCTCACGCATAAGTGTGTCCGTTAGATCGTCGAGTAACTCGTCTAATTGTGTTGAGCCGTCGCCCCATTTATCCGTCGATTTTCCGTCCTTGTCGTAGCCGATGTCCGTAACTTTCGCGAAATAGGCCGGCGTTTGGCCGAGTAAGAATCTCGCATTAAATTCCGTTATATCGTCGTATCCGCCGCGCTTAAAATTCGATCCCCAACGTTTCTCTACCGTTGGTACGAGCGGAGTTCCTGGCGGCGCCTTTCTAACGATAAGTATTTGCGTCGCTATCGTTGTTCCGGTTAGTGCGAATGTCTCGCCGGGCAGTCCGATAGTAGCTACGTGCCAACACGTTTCGTAAAGCATGCGCCTAACCTTCTCCGCATAGTTTGCGTACGCGAGTCCCAACGGAAGCACAAACGCGATGTATCCGCCAGGCTTAACGGTTTTAATCGCGAGTTCAATAAACGCAACTTCCGACTTCCCTTTTGCGCGTCCTTTCGTAATCCTTAACGTATCAAAACTGTCCGGAAGCTCCGCCGCGTCAATATCGAGGTTGACTCCGTACGGCGGATTGCCGATCACGTAATCGTAATAATCGCGCCGATCATGCCGGAAGGCGTCACCGGTAATCACGTTAGCATGCGGGTAAATTAGCGATGTAACTTTCGCACTGGTCTCATCGAGTTCGAGCGCCGTAACTTCGCTATCTTGCGGTAGATGTTCGATGAACACTCCGCTGCCTGCAGACGGTTCTAGGAAACGTGAGCCCGGCGCAAATGCTCCGCCTGATAGCCCGCGCAGTGCCTCGATAACAAAACGCGCAACGTGCGTCGGTGTATAGAACGCGCCTCCAGCGTAAGCATTCGGTAGAAGTCCGCCAGTTGACGTATAGTTCTCACGTAAGAATGCGATATCTTCTTCCGTTATTTCCTCGCGTGGCTTTGCGACGATTGCCATTGAGCGGACGTTTCCGTCCCATCGTTTACGGTCAGCCTTTCCGATAAAGCATCGCCTCCTTCCGCTTCCTTACGCTTAGTTAACGGTGTCCGGTCATCATACGGACAGCCCATCGCTTGGTCGAAACGCCCCGCCATGTAACCGGCTTCGTACGCCATCTTATACGTGTCCGCCGCCTCACTCACGCAGCCTCACCGCCTTCCCTAAGCGCAGCTACTACCGCATCAACCTTCGCGTACAACTCGTCCAGGCTGCAGTCATTCGCGATCGTATAATCCGCCGGCCAATCGTCGAGCTCCGTTTCCGTTCCGTGCATGAGGTCGGCGTAATCGAACCTGTCGCCCGATTTAACGGCGCGGTCGATGCGGATAGCGTCCGGCGCTTCGACGCGAATGAGTACGTAGCCTTCCGACTGCAGGCGCCAGGCTTCGTTTAGCTGGCGGACGTCGGAGATCACGGCGCGGAAAGGTATCACCGGAAAATGCGGCGCATGTACCCGTAAATAAGCGTTATACGCAGCACGATCCATCGCGTACCAATCGACGTTAGTGAGACATTTGCGTAGCCAGATATCCGGATCGCGTTCACGCATCGTCTGGCCGAACCACTGGTATCCTTCGCGCGGCTTTGCGTCAGTCTCGCCGAACAACTCGTGATAATAACGTTTGAGTTCATCGCCGAATGCGAATTGAGTGTAACCGTATTTTGACGCTAGGTAATCGCCGGCGGCGGACTTCCCACTACGCAACTTGCCGATTAATCCGATGTTAGGTAACGTCATTCAGCGCTCACCTCCGCTTTTGTATACGCCTCAACCGAGAACCGCGCACGAGCCGCCGCTTTGACTTCCGCACGCGCTCCGTACCCTACGATTGCCTCGACCGAACGAGTTACCGCGGCGGTTGCGTCACCTCGCGAATAATAAGCGGCTCGCGGAGTTGAGAACGGCTTGCCGTCGCGGTACACTACGTATACTGCGTGTTGTTCCGCCATTAGGCCGCCACCTCCTCGCGTGTGTCGTCAATAATACGTGGACTACCGTATTCTGTGTTCGCTGTAAGCACTCCGTAAGCCAGTACGCTAATTGTTTTCGTGTTAATGTCCGTTTTATCCGCGACAGTCATGTTTCCGTAATCGCATGCCGTGTACACGACGTCGCCCACGCGCACCTCCGTCGGACTCGGCACGCTCAAGTATTCCGCCGGCACGTCTAGGTCGAACATCCGATAAGCCGCTATTGCTTTGCCGATCCACGCGTTAAACACGTCACCTGGCACGCACTTCGCAACTCCTCGTGATATCACACGTTTGTTAGAACGATTCCTGCGCAAAACTACTACTGTACGTTTGTCTTTATTAACGATGAACTCGACGTTATCTTCCGCAAAAGCCTTAACGTCAGCCTTCGCACGCTCAACGATCCTGTCACGTTTTCTCTGGCGCGATTCCTTAGCGTAGGTCTGCAAGTCCGCGTTAACTTCCGCTGCTGTAATACCGCGCTTAACCTTACGGACAGCTTGCGCCACCTCTGCGTCAGTTGCCGGGCGTACCTTTGCGCCAGCCTCAAGCGCAGACACACGTTTCTTAAGCGATTCGACTTCCGCGGTTAATGTTGCGATAATCTCAGCGGATTGTTCCGCTGCTGGGCGTGAGGATAGTTCTTGTTTAGCCATTTGTCAATTCCTCCTTGTGTAATTTTCTAGCGGCTCTGATCGCTTCTATTGCTTCTTGCTCGGATTTGTGGTATCCGATACTAACGCGTTTCTTATTACAGTAGAACGAGCCAGTCCAACGGTTATGGTGTTTACTGAAGGATACACCGCGCTCTTTGCTGTATTTTCCGGACCCGCCCTTAGTTATGTTCTGCATGTTTTCAAGTTGAGTACAAACCCGAAGATTCTCCCGACGATTGTCTAGTCCATTGCCGTTGATGTGATCAACAACCATACCATCCGGACAATCAGTGATAACGCGATGAAGATGTACCTTTAGAGCATTTCGACCAGACCCTGTTTGGTATCCACGAGCATAACTACCGTAAGGTGTCTTTCTCTCTGACCACTTACACCCAAAAGTCAGCAACTTTGGTAGATCTGACAAAGAGACTAACGCATGTACTCCGTACTCCTCATCTATAGAATTAAGACGAATGAGGACCGTATCATCGACAATCTTATAGGCGTTTTTCACGGAATGCCCCTCCTTCTTGGGTTCCACACGAACACCTATTACGTTGCCTATGTGATGTTCGCGATGACCGTTCCCGAATTATTTGCGAACGCTTCTCTCTTTCAGCGAGAGCTTCCGGATACTTGGCGTAAAATACATCCGGGTCATCGATAGGCACTTTGACGCTATACGTGCGGCTCTTTCCGTTTGGTAGGAACGACTTTATGAGTTCGTATTTCCGCAGCGTTTTAATTGCCGAAGTTGCCGTCGTCTCCCCTACGCCAGCCTCCATTTGGATATCACCCATCGACGGCCAAGCGTATCCGCACTTTAGGTAGTGCAGTAGTACGTCATAGACCGCTATGTGGTTGTTGTTGAAGTCCGGCAGATTTAGGTATAGTGTACGTAGAGCGCGTGATGGCGTTGTGTTCATTTAATCCGCTCCCTTATTGTTTAATTTTCGTGTGGCTCACGCGTCATTTCTACCGTTGGCGCGGCGGCCCTCGTTCTCGATCCGGTGATTGCCTATGTCATCGGATACTACAGTTCGTACTCGTGCATTTCCGTTAACTCGCCGAGCATTACGACGCGCTCACGATACGACACGCCGGCATAGTCCGCATGAATATCGCCATCAATGACGCCGGACTCCGTTTTGGCTGCGATGATTACGCCGGTTATCGCGCCCTCACGCGCCATCTCCGCGAACGATTCGAGTAGTTCGATGACAGCGTCCTGGCGGAGTTGTTCCGGTGACTTGCGTAGAGTGAACGGTAATATTTCCGCCAAATGCGGTTCTTGCGTATGTTGATCGCTCATATTACGCCTCCTTTACCGGAATTAATTCGCCAATTGATACGGGGAACTTCGATTCAATCAGCGTTAGAACCGCCTTTGCGTAAAGTTGTATTTCAACCTGCGCGTCGTGTTCGAGTCGTTGCGCGAGAAAGTGACATACGGATTGAAGCGATGCGGTCCAGTACCAACGGACGTACATTCCGTAAGCGGGCAAGAATAGGCGCGCTTGTTCTGCGCAGATTCCGTACTCAATTGCGTGTGCGTAAAGCCCCTCGCCTTGCTTAATGTAATCTTCGAGTTGAAGCGAGAAAGCATAAGCGTCATCACGGTTAATCGGATCGCCCGACCCCTGCTTACTGTTCGCAGGTGCGCTACGCCACTCGTCCGGATTAGGAATATAAAACGCTGGCTCCTCGGTAATATAACGGCGGCTCGACTCGTTCCATGCGTTCATACTGTCTCCAACCGCTTCCTGATGCGAAGATCCGATAATATACTTGTGCCACTGCCGGGCCACCATTAGTGGCGCATAAATCTCAAATTGGGCGAGCGCATGTCTAAACGGGGACGAATGTCCTTCACGTGCTAAGAACTTAATCAGACGAACATCCCGTTCAGTTAACTCCTTCGACTCCTTCGAGTAGCTAACTCTGGCCGCGTTTACTACGGTCAAGTCAGAGCCCATAACATCAACAAGCCTAACGTACCCCTCGTCTAGCACGGTGATCCTATGCATATCTACCAAGGCAATCCCTCCTACGTTTTTCGGTATTCAATAAGGCATGGTGCCTCATGTGCTCGGTTCTAACTAGAACCTTCAAGTTTTCAATACGATTATTGTTCTTGTTTCCGTCGATGTGATGAACATCTTCGTAGCTTAGAAGTTTTCTTCCTAAGAATCTTTCCATTACTAGGCGGTGACCTAAGGTATATCCGTCACTCCTAGTTGAAGCTGGGTCCTTAACGAGAACATACCCTTGTGTACTTAGTTTAACGCCGCCTTTCCAATTGGGGTTTTGAGATCCAGGTAACTTCCCCGCTCCTAACGCCGCCCTTCTACAAGAGGCGCAGAGATATCTACGGTCTCGTCTATTTGAAAACAACTGAAACTCGTCTCCACACTCCCTACAGGCTCGACACCTCATCGACCTACACCTTCTTCCTTCTTAGTTCGCAAACAGCGCAATCACTACGACCCAAAACGTTAAGCAATACGTCAGGACTGCGGTCCATATTAGCGCGGATTTATTCATGCGCTCACTCCCGTATGCCCGAAGCCGCCCGATCCTCGCTCAGTATCCGCAAGCTCACCGTCTGTCTCTTCAAGATTAGCGCGTACTACCGGTGCGATCACGCCTTGTGCGATGCGGTCGCCGGCGCGGATAAGGTACGTCCCGTAGGGACATTCTTGAGCGCCGTTATCAATCGGTTGGATGGTGGCATCAATAAACGTCCAGTAATACGATAGTTCGTCAAGCTGCGCAATGTTATCGATGATCACCTTAACCTCGCCTCGGTACGAACTATCTACGGTGCCTGGCGTATTAGCTACGCGCAGTTTAGTGCGCAAGCTCACACCGGATCGCGGACGTATCTGCAGCTCGTAGCCATCCGGAATCTCGAACGCAAGGCCCGTCGGTACTAACGCGGTCTCACCAGGCGCGATGATTACGTCTTCGGTCGCGACTAAATCGAATCCACTATCCTGTGGGTTCGCGTACCTTGGGATACAGGCTTCAGAATGTAGCTTTTTCACTCTAACTCTCAATTACTTTCCCTCCTTTATTTTATTGATTCTGGCTAAATCTCCGTGAAGATCAACTGCCGCCTTGTTGTATGCCACTGCGGCTTCCTCAGCAGTTGAGTGTCTGCCTAAACTTTTCCGAACCCCGTGATTAGTGATATATGCCTCCCAGTTGCCTCTACTCTTACAAAAACTCACCCCAAGATACCCTGACGTATTGTTAGATGGAATTCCTCTATTCAGGTTATTTTCTCGATTATTTACCACGCGAAGATTGCTTCTCCTGTTATCTAATCTGTTCATGTTAATGTGATCGCCTTGAATATTACTCCCCTTGCCGTGTATACCTAACAACTGTCTATGCATGAGAATTATCTTTCCAGATTCTCTCCTTGCAGCATAACCACTAGAAGTTAGATGCCAACTATATTTACTGATGGCGTCAAAATCCTCATTGTCTATAAGAGAGACAGCTCCCTTGGTTAGAGAAATTGACTTAACGGCGCTCACTTACGCAGCCACCTCCGTTCCATCCGCATAGTCAACGTCCGTGTCGTCGATGATCTCGATTTGATTTTCGCCAACCCAACCGCTGCCGTAAGTATGCTTCCACGCTTTACCGTATCTCGTTCCGTCGTAATATGCTTCTCTCTTCTTAAGCGCAGACGTCCACGTTAAGCCCGTCTTCTTCGGCGTAAATACCGCACCCACTCGTGGCTCATCCGGTTGCGGCGCGTTTAGATACTCGTTAGGCACCGTTAATCCGAGTGCGCGACGTAGTGCGATCGCTTTACCGATAGCAGCGTTGAACACTTCGCCCGGCGCGCATTTTGCGGTGTTCTTTCCGAAGTTACGCGCCGTTATCACTCCGTTGTATTTAGTCCGGTGAACTAACGCCGTTACCGCTCTCTTCTCGCGATTTACGTGGAACTCAACGCGGTAGAACATCGTGTGAAACGGTGAATCCTCCGGAAGTCTCGCGTCGATATCGCGCCCAATCCGCTCCAACTCGGCAACGTCCGCCTTAGCCTGCGCGATTACCTTTGCGCGAGTTAATACGTTGTTAGGCGTAGTTACGACGGGTTCGACCTGCGATTCCTCTTCGATGATCTTGCGCACCTCATCCGCATTATCACGTAGGAACTGCGCGAACTTTTCGAAGATTGGCGTTGAGAAGAAGGATTGCGGTGCGACCGATTCAAGTACGACGTATTCGCGATAGGATACGTACGTTGTACCACTGCCGATACGCACCGTTACGCTGCCGTTACCGTGCACACGTACAACTGTAAGTACGTCTCCGGTCTTATACCCATCCGCTCCCCAAGCGTTTACGATTTTAATACGTTCACCTACGTTTGCTGTGCGCGATACCTCTACGAATTGACTCATACAATCGCCTCCGTTTAAATTAGTTACCACGCGAGTTTATCAGCGTGAGTTGATATTTCGCCGCGGAAGTTAACGGTTAGTTCGCATACGTTAACGTACGGCTGGCTGCGGAAGTGTTCGAGATACGGAACGAATCCGGACTTTTTCGGATCGGGCAAATCGCACTGTAGCGCATGCCCCTCGACTATTACCGTACAGTCATCGTGCAAACGCGTTAATACCTTTTTGAGCTCGCCGCGCGTAAAGTTCTGCGCTTCCGAAATGATGACCGTTTTGCCCTTTACGTTAGTTCCGCGTACATAAACGTGTGACTTCGGATATACCCAAACGTCGCCGCGTTTCTGCGTTTCGAGATTATCTTCGTTGTAAATCGCTTTGCGCGGGTCCTCGCCGATCTCGTATAGCGCGTCCTCTAACGGCGTGAAATATACGGACTCTTTCGCCTTAACTCCGCCGGGCAGAAAGCCCATGCGCTTCTCTTCGACCGGACTGATTACGTAGACTAGCGGCTTATTTAGCAATTTCGCTACCGCAACCGCGAGCGTAGTCTTTCCGGTGCCTGCAGCCGCGTTTACGAATGTTACGCGATTATCGAAAATCGAATCGACATATATGCGCTGTTCTGGCGTCAGCTTATCGGCGAATCCGAAGAACATCGAGTCTTTAGGTAGCGGCATGATTAGCGGCCTCCTTTGCGTTCTAGTGATTCCGTGTAAAATATAATCGCCAGCAATACGCAGAGTAGCGTTGAGCTTAACGGTGTTGGTTCGAGTACACCAACCGCGAGTAATACTGCGTTGACTGCGTACCAAATTGCGAAAAACTTAAACATCCGCTCACCTCCTTCGTTTGGCTTATACTTAAATATTTATCGCTACTTTTCGATTCGTACAAATTTGGCGCAATTTTTCAAAAAAAAACGGAGAAGCCCCGAAAGGCCCTCCGCTTATAGGTCGTCAAATCCGTTATCCTCCGATACTTTCCCGTAGTTACGCGATTTCCCTTCGAAGAAATCTGTTTTAGTCGCGTTGAGCGCTTCGTCTGAAAACGGTCGTATCCACGGCATCGGATTCGTATCCACGCCGACATACGCCTTGTCAAGCCCCATCAAACGTAAGCGCATATTCGCCATATACTTGATGTACGAAGACAGCTCGGACAGGTCGATACCTCGCACGTTAGATAACGTATAGTACGCCCAATTCGTCTCAAGTTGGACCGCTCGGTCAATCGTTGCGTAAACGTAGTCGGCGTTCTCTTGCGTATTGAGTTCCGGGAAGTCTGCGCGTAGCTGCTTGAATACTTCCGCGAAAAAGTAACAGTGCTGGTTCTCATCCCTTTGTATATAGCTGATCATTTGCGAGGTACCGAGCATCTTCTGATCTCGCGCTAAGTTATAGAAGAATGCGAACGTACTGTAGAAGAAAATACCTTCGAGGATGAGGTCGGCAACCATCGCTTTGAAGAACGTCTGCGGACACGGATTGTCACGAAACTCCTGATAGATATCCGCAATAAACGTATTCCGTTCGAGTAGGACCGGATCGTGCTTCCAGTATTCGAATATTTCGTTCTGTTCCTGGCGCGAGACAAGCGATGACAACACGTACGAATACGACTGATTGTGTACGACTTCTTGTTGCGCGATGATTGCGGATACCGCTTCGAGTGAGCTGTCCGTGAAATAACGCTTAACGTCACCGACGAACATCGTTTGCATCGAATCGAGAACCGCGAGAAGTCCGATATTAATCTTAAACGTGCGCTGCTCTTCCGAATCTAATAGCGGAAATTGCTGCGCGTCTTTACTCATCGGGATTTCGTCCGCGATCCAATAGTTGAGTAGTAGTACTTTGTAGAGCTTATACATATGCGGCATGCGGATGTCGTCCCAATTGAGGATGCCGGACGATTCGCCCTCGATAATTCGCGTCGATTTATTCGGTGCTTCCGTATTGAATATCTTTTGTAACTGCAAGTAATCACGCTCCTTAATCGTATATGTTAAACGTAAAGCCGGCGCCCATTAGGACGCGCAGCTCTCGCATTCATCAATCGTAAGCGCGCGGCTCCGAATATAATACGTACTCTTTATTCCGCTCTTCCACGCGTCGATATGTAGCGCTAGGAATGTGGACGCCTTAATATCCGGCGTTACGTACAAATTGAATGATTGCGCTTGGTCTACGTGACGCTGACGAGCGCCTGCTGCTTTAATCGACCAGTGCTGATCGATAGTGAACGCGGTCTTGTAAAACGGAAATGTACGCGGCGATAAGTCCGGAACAGGATTCGCAATCTTATACGTTGTCTTCTCCTCGTACGCGAGCTGTTCGTATATCGGATCGATACTTGCGGTAGATCCGGCGATAATGGACGTGGAGGCGTTAGGTGCAATCGCCATGAGGTAGCCGTTGCGAATACCCGTCGTTTGAATCTGCATACACAGCGCGTTCCACTCGTTTGGCACGTAGCGATCCGCATAGCCACGTTGAAAGAAGTATTCGCCCGTATGCCAATCGGAGCCTTCAAACGCTGGGTAAGCGCCTTTTTCAACCGCTAGGTCAGCGCTTGCCTTAATCGCGAGATAATTAATTCGCTCGTACAACTCGTCGTTATAGCGGACAGCCTCTTCGGATTCCCATCGGATACCTTCTAGCGCGAGCAAGTGGTGCAGTCCGAACGTACCGAGTCCGACCGCGCGATATTGTTGATTCGTATACTGCGCCTGCAGAACCTCGATAGTATTGATATCGATGACGTTATCGAGCATTCGCACCTGAATCGGAATAAGACGTTCGAGTACTTGATCCGGAACAGCGCGCGCCAAGTTAATCGAGTTCAGGTTACACACGACGAAATCGCCGGGCACCTTCGTAACGATAATGCGCGTCTTCCCGTCTTTCGTAACGAGCTCTTCCGATTCGATAACGGTTGGTGATTGGTTCTGACAGATTTCTGTACATAAGTTTGACGAATACACCATTCCGCGATGACTATTCGGATTAGCGCGGTTAACCGTATCCCGATAGAACATATACGGCGTTCCCGTTTCAAGCTGCGATTTCATTACGCGCTTCATAATATCGATGGCCGGCACAGTGATTCGCGGCAATAACGGATGAGCCACCGCCTCGGCATAACGGTCACGGAACGATCCATATCCGACTTTCTCATCGTAGAAATCTTCGAGTCCGAGCGCTCGTCCGTTATCATCCGTCCAACCCATTACGGACTTAACTTCGTGCGGACAAAATAGCGACCAATCTCCGCGCGCTTCTACCGTCTCCATAAACAGATCCGGTAAGCAAACGCCGTGAAAGATATCGTGCGCTCTTAAACGCTCGTCACCGTTATTCAGCTTCAAGTCAAGGAACGCGAGTATATCCTTATGGAATACGTCGAGATATACGGCGATTGCGCCTTTACGCGTGCCGAGCTGATCAACGCTAACGGCCGTATTATTGAGCTGGCGAATCCACGGAATAACGCCGCTACTCGTATTCTTATGGCCGCGGATATCCGATCCCCTTGCGCGCACCTTTCCGAGATAGACGCCGATTCCGCCACCGCCTTTGCTCAAACGCGCGACATCCGTATTGGAATCGAATATTCCTTCGAGCGAATCGTCAACGGTATCGATAAAGCACGATGATAGCTGACCGCCCGTCGCCTTGCCTGCGTTCGATAACGTCGGTGTAGCCGCGGTCATATATAAGTTACTCATCGCCCAATACGCCTCTTTAACGAGTTCGACGCGCTTATCGGCCGGCTCCTTATGCATGAGGTACATCGCGATTATCATATAGCGTTCTTGCGGAAGCTCGACCGTTCTCCTATCGAGATCCGTCGTAAGGTAACGTTCGGTCAGCGTCAACAGTCCGATATAATCGAATAGTAAATCGCGCGATGGATCGATCACTGCGCCGAGTTCTTCGATTTGCTCCTTCGTATAAAATTCCGTTAATTCCTTGCGATAGAGGCCACGATTAACCAAGTCCGCAACCATCGGATAGAAGGCACCGTATGGACGGTCAATATACGATTTATAGCGCCGACTAACCGCAGCCTTCTTATATAACGACGTCAACAAAGCGCGAGCTGCAGCGTATTTCCATTCTGGTTCCTCGCGTGTTACGAGTTCTAGCGCTGACATAATGAATGCTTGCGTAATGTCTTCGGCTGATACCGTTTCATGGCGCAACTTCGATGTGACTCCGCGAACGAGACGGTCGTGGGTGACTCCGTTCAGACCGGAAAGAACACGGTCAGCATATGCGGTAATTCTCTCGGGTTCGAACACCATACGGCGGTTATTCGGTTTATTTACGGTCATAGTCGTATTTATAAGTCATCGCTCCGTTTCTCTTCGTGTTCGGATAGCCGGCGTTCGGCTTCCGTTAGTTTCCGTTCATATTCATTCGTAAGACCGCGGAATATATCGACCGATCGTTGTAAGGACGCGACTTCTCTGCGCAAGTGTTCGTGGAGGCGGCGTTCCGTATCGGGCGTCATAACTCGTCGTCTTCTACGCGCACTGAGTCATACGTTATAATGCCGCCGGCTACTAGAGCATTAAGTACGTCTGTCGCGGATAACTGCTGGCCGTCAATATACGTTTTTCCGTCTATTCGTATACGCTGGACAATATCGCTGTGTTCGTACACAACTCGTTTCATACCACAACCTCCCCGATTAGTTTTTCGCGTATCGCATACGCAAGACACACCGCTAACGCATCGCTATCATCGTAGCCAGGACGGAACGCGTAATCGTCAGATAGGCGCAGTAGCTTACGTACGCTTGCCGCAACAACGTCCTTTTCCGCCTTACCGTTGCCCGTAACGAGCTTCTTAACGGAGGTCGGCGACAACGCCGGCTTTAAGTCCTCCGCTTTATATCCGAACTCATGTAGCGCTTTATCCGCAGCTGCCCATGCGCTGAATACCGTTTGAGTTGCGCGTTTATTACGGCCTGACGTAAAATCCTCGCGTACAACGATATCGAACGGTCGGTGCTCGCGAACAAACGTGGAGACGAAGGACTCTACGATATAATTGCGGAGCGCGTCCGGATCTTCCGTTGTGGTGGCGACGGAGTTGCATGCGACGAGGTACGGTTGCCTATTACGTACCTCAATCGCTGCGATGCCGGGACTTAACGATAAGTCGAGTCCGAGTATGCGGTAAGTTGGCGTCTTACTGCGTGTTGATTTCGTCAGAGTCGCGCACCTCCTTTTCGGAAAAGTATCCGACTAAGAACATATAAAGCGCCGCAGCCCCGATAAGTAGACGCGTTATAACCGGATGGTCAGAAAAGAATAGTTGAAAAACAACATACATAAGTCCAATAGCTACGGCAGTTCCTATCCCTAAAAAGGTCAAACCTACAAGTACTCTATGGATAAAATTAATCATACTCACGCAGCCCCCTTCGCTTGTTCTAATAATCGCGTAGACTCGATGTAATCTAGCGCACCGGCCGCTGTCCTTTTCGTCGTGTCCGGTAGGTTCGACCGCAGAATAGCCGCAACTTTCTTCCGTAACGCCGCTAGTTCATCTTCGGAAAGTGACAACGCAATCGCTCGTTTGAAGTCGTTGAACGTCCACTTATCGAGGTCAAGCGCAGGCGGCTCGCCTTTATTCGCCATGTCTACGATATCCGCGAAACGATCGAGCACTTCTTCGCGCATTTCGTCCGTAATGTACAGGCCGAACGCCAGGATATCCGGATTCTTATCGAACTCTTCCTCCGTCATATTCCACGCCTTCTTCGAACCGTTAACGTAGAGGATAACGTAGTAGTCAACGCCATACATAACGGAGTAACAGACGCACTGCTTAACGTGATCTTCCTTCGGTCCCTTTCGCGCAGAGAAACCGGACGTTTGAGAATACGTTCCTTGCTTCGATTTAATTTCGAGCCCGATGCGGACTTCACGGCCAAGCTCCGGCACATAAACGCGCATGATTCCGTCGCCGGTTCCGTACAGAGCGAAGGACTGTCCGTTATGTTCGATGATCTTCGCAACTTTCGCAAAGTCTTCGAATACTGGCTCGCCGAGGTCATTGCGGTCAAACCTAAACGGCGGATTCTCTCCGTTATGTCTGGCGTAATGTTTCTCCGCAAAGAGGATATCGCGTTGGATTAGGTCGCCTATTGACGTCCCCAAACGGGTCCAGCGCCCTTGATGCGGAGGTCGTGACGTAATTTCCTTCTTAGCGCCGCGCATCTTTTCGTACAGACCACGCGCATCCGAATTAGCTGCAGACGGTGAGAAGTACGGTACGTTTCGCGGCGGCCAGACTTTGCGTTTAGGGTCCGTAAGGAAATCGTAGTACCACTTATGGATCTGCGCGTCGAGAGCGTCGTCATACACTTCTGGCGCGGAGTGCCAAGCGTTAAGGAATTGCGTAAATTGCTCCGCGATCCTATTTGCGATTAGTCGGTTAGTGTCCGTAATTTAAACCGCCTCCTTAGTTTTCATAATCGTCCGTACAATTGCGCCAGGTGGCGTATAAGTAAGCGGTCGCTCCGGACTATCAACGACGACATTGCGGTAGGTGATTCCGTTAACTTCCGCCTTCTCCTTAAGGACAGCGTAAAGCTGCAGCGTAGCTTCCACGTCGTTCATAGCACGGTGGTGTCCGTTAAGCTGAATTCCGTAACGCTCACACGACGGCGCAAGACTTGCGTTCTCGTCCGGATCGATTAGGCGTGACATGGCGCGAGTACATGCGAATCCTAACGTGAACAAAGGTAATGGAATAAACGATAGATCAAACGGAGCATTGTGAGCGACGACCGTTGATTCAAGTGAGAATCTACGGAGTGAAGTCTTTGCGCTTGCAATGTGAGGAGCACCGCGCAAGTCCTCCGCCTTAATCCCGGTCAGCTCCGTAATAAACTCCGGAATCTCTACGCCCGGTGGCAACGAAACGTATGTCTGGAACCGCCCAATCTCGCGTATATAACCACCCGGACCAACTTCCGCACGGATGGCGGCTATTTCCGTAATGTGATCATGCTGCGGATCAAGTCCGGTTGTTTCGATGTCAATTACCGTTACGATTTCGTTCTCCATTTACGCAGCCTCCTCCGTTTTATTAGCGAACCATTCCTCCGGCGTTACTCCCTTGCCCCAACGCCGCATGATCGCGATATCCGTACCGTTAGCGACGCTGCCCCACGAATAGGATTGCGTCATAATCCGCTCAATGACCGCAATATCTTCACGCGTAAAGTTCTCGGGAATCTCGAATACTAACTCGTCGTGTATCGTTCCCCATAGCGCCCAACCTTCGCGCTTGCGGCACTCTTCGTGCGCCTTGATCATCGTTACTTTCGTCTGGACGGCGGAACTCCCTTGTACGCGAGCATTCGTACCCTGACGCATCGCCCGGTTTATCTTCGCGTTATGCTTGCGCAGCTCATCGTATTTGGGATCGTTCCACTTACCGTACGGTATCTCTTTGCGCTTAAGTTTTCCGTCAGGCAACCGCCGTTTACGCTGCTGCTTATCCGCCCATACGAATCCGTACTTAGCGACGTGTTCCTCATTCGTCTTAAGCCAAGCGGATAACTTAGGCATGCCGCCGAACAACTCTTCCTTAAACGCGGTCGCTTCCGCTTTCGATAAACCGAGCATTTCCGCGAGAGAATAATCACTCATTCCGTAAAGTGTCGCGAGCCAGACAACCTTCATCGCTTTACGTTCAGGCGTGTCCTCACCGTTCGGAAGCTTATTAACTTCGTGATACGGTCGTTTGTAGTACATGCTCGCCATGTTTGCGTACGGATCGATTCCCTTTTCAAAGGCTTCGATTAGGACCGGTTCTCCGGATAGGTAAGCGGTACAACGTATTTCCTGCGCTTTAAAGTCCGCGGATATCAAGACTTTACCGTCGGGAGCCACGAACATTTTACGCGCATCCTCCGGCTGATTCTGAACGTTAAACTGGTTGGAATCCGCAGCGTCCTCGTCCTTGCCCGAACTGAAACGCCCCGTAACGGTTCCAATCGGATTGAATCGCGAGTGCCAGCGCTTAGTCGTCGGATTCTGTTTCGTGGGCAACGCGTCAATGTAAGTTCCGCTCAACTTCGTTATCTTCCGGTATTCCAGTAGGTCCGCGATTACTTCGTATTGTTTGGCGAGAGGCTTTAACGTCTTCTTCGCGTCCATATTCGGAAGTTCCTTACCGATTAATTTCGATAAAGCCGCCTTCATTTGTGGCGTAGAGTTGAGATTGATTTCGCCGTCACCGTCGTGGTATTTCGCTAATATTCCGATAAGCTTCGCATGCAGCTCTTTGGCCCGAGCGTTCAGTTGCTCACCGTATTCCTTCGCGAAATCTAAATCGAGAATGTATCCGTTGGCCTCCAAATCCACGATTACGTAGAGAAGCGGAACTTCGACCTTTTCGTAATATTCGAGCACGGTCGGAAGCTCCGCGAAGTGCCTACGTTGGAACTGATATAGACGCCAGGTTAAATCCGTATCCTTTGCCGCATATGCCAACGCGATGTCTAGCGGTATTTGATTAAACGGTGTCTTTCCGAATAACTCCGCGAATGTGTCCGACTCCACTCCGAGATATAGTGGCGCTAAGTCTTTCAAGCGGAACGACGGTTCATTTTCGTTGAGCAAATGCATCGCAACCATCGTGTCCCACGTTACGCCGCGCAGATCGTAACCGTGCCGCCTAAACATCGCTATATCGAATATCGCGTTATGGAGAACCTTGCCGATGTCCTCGCTATATAGGAACCAACGCAATTCAGATAGAACGTAATCACGCGATAGTTGTTCGCCATCTTCGTGCATGACCGGAATATACACGTGCATGCCTTTTTCGGTTAAAGGCGGAATGCTTACGGATGGCAACGTTAATGACAAGCCGACAATCTCGTCGGTATAAACGTCAACTCCGGTGGTCTCGGTATCGACAGCGACTTCGGTTTCGTTACGCAGCCTTACGATGAGACGCGATAGTAGCTTCTCGTTATTAATTAGGAAGAAGTTTTTCGGCGTGTCTTCGACCATCCTACGTAAAGTCTCCGATTTATTACGTTCTTGCAATTCCGTATATAAGCGCATAGCCTCCGCTTTACTGAACCGCTTGCCCGCATCGGACGGGTGTCTGCCTATTACACCCGTCTCCATTGCGGACTTAACTGCGAGTAACCTTTCGCGATCCGTGTCCGTATTCTTCATCGCTAAGATGCGCGTCCACGACTCGGCCACAGTTTCATTCGCGGCTTTCTTGCGTTTAACTGCGGCGGCTACACGCTCAGTTGCGTCGGTATCCGTGGTAGGTTGACGTATATTTAACGTGAGTTTTACGTCCAAATAACCGCCTCCTTACGCCGACTGGTCGAACCGTTGCTCGACCGGTACGACTAGTTTTACGCGCCTCGACACAATCCACGGACAAGTTCTATCTGTTCCCGTTGACAAACGTAGAACATCATCATCACCATGTGTCACCACGTCAACCAGTCCTACACGATAACCGCTACTACCGCTCTCCATTACCTCAACGATATCGCCGCGCTTAAACTCGTTAACCTCGCGTCCAATCTTCGCCCATTTAGCGCGCTCGGCTTCCCGCGCAGCTTCTTCCGCTTTATTGCGTTCGATTTCCGCTGATTCCTCCGCAGTCAGCTTCGTTAGTTCGTTTGGCTTCGCGCTCCATCCGGATTGAGACGGGAAGTCCACCGTGATTAACGAATTAGACACGCTGGCTACCTTACCGATATCACCGTTCTCTACCTCACCGAATCCGTGTTTCGGACGCTGCCCTTCAGTGAGCGAAAGTTTAACGGTGTCGCCGACTTCAAACGTTGGCTTAGGCGCAGTGGCAGCGTCAAACTCCTCTTTCGTAACCTTGCGCAAGGCGTCCGCATTTGCGAATCCAAGTGTGGTGCTATCCGGATTTTCAATCGTAAGTGCGCGTACTCCTTCCGGACCAAATTCGGATACTATGACGTATTTACCTTTGCTCAACCTCACGCCGGTACTTGCGTTGTCATCCGAAGGGTTCTCGATCACCGCGTAGCCGCCGCCCTTAAAATCGCCGAGTTTTAACGCGTATTTGGCTGCGGCGACCTCATCGTCAGTTGCTCGGACAAATCGCTCCGCCTTGAACCATGCGGTTTCTCCGCTAAGTACCTGCTTACCGCGGAAAGGTGTCGAGCTCCCGTCGTCCGTGGTAATCTCAAAAACATCCCCTACTTTTACCCATGACTCCGGTGTAGAGTCGTCGATAACTCCCACGCTAATTACCTTCGCATACTCTCCGACTCTCAGGCGTTCAGGCTGCGCAGGTTGCGTTGCAGTCTCCGCGGCTACCGGTTCGAGTACGACGTATTCGCGGTACAAAACGAATTGCGTATCGTTTACGTACAGGTCGCCGCCGTAATACGCGTCAGTAACCGTAAACTCTGCGCCATTTTCGTAGCCGTCTTCGCTGCGATCTTTATCGACGATACGGATGCGTTCACCAACTGTCGCCTTCCGTTTAACCTCGCGATATTGTTGCGGCGCCAGTTCCGTCACCTTCTCGTAGACTTCGAAGGACAGATTACAAGTATCGCAACCATCTCCGTCTTCATCCGTAATCTGCGCGTCCCCGCAGCTATCTACTTCGTCAACCGCATAAAACGCACCATTGACTACGTATCTAGGCGCATCCTCATCGGTAATACGGATAACGTCGCCCTCTTGCGCACTACGGTCAACCTTACGGTATTTCGCACCGTTAATCTCTACGTCTGCCACCGGAATAATTACGTTCAATTTCGCCATATATAATCGTCTCCTTTTATATTCGAATTGGACTTGCGTAAAACTCAGTTAATTAGGCGGCTACAGCAGCGGTAGTACTAAAAGCTTCGCGGTCTAGTGAAATACTTAGCTCCACCCAACGTTTAGCCGCCGATGCTTCGGACGCCCAGTACTCTCCGTAACCTTTGTTCTCGAACATGTACACGCGCGGAACCTCGCCATTTTGCGCCCAGACGCCAACAATGTAGCCAGCATCGGATTTAGCGTAAGGCTCTCCGTTCCCTTTCTTCGCGTACACAACGAGTTCGTTATTGCGGTCGGACCGTTGCCTAATGGTCTTCACTTGAATCTTAACGTACGCTCCGGACAGCGGATCTTGCGCAAGGATATCGTGCGCTTCGGCCGTCTCCGATTCGTACACCGTCCATCCATTCGCGAGTAACGCAGCTCGTGCGATTAGCTCGGAATAGGTACCCGTAATTTCCGTAATATGCGCCATTCATTCGCCCTCCTTTTCGGGTATAAATACGATTTCCATTTCGCCGGGTCCGCCGTCAGTCTTCGGATACTCTATCGGTCCGATCGCGCTGGCCTCGGTAGGCTCAACGCTGACCGCGATATTTACCGTGAAGAGTCCGTGTTGATCGGTTAGATTCGTTAGGAACTTCGCTACATATTCGCCGACTTTCGGAAGCTTATTCGCAGCGTCTACGTTAATGCCGATGGAAAGCGTGCGTCCTTCGGGTCCTAGCGGAAATCCTGGATCGCTCATGCCGCGACACCTCCGTTTAGTTAGTTGCGGTTCTTGCGGCCGCACCGCCCAGTATCGATACGATAACGATAAGGGCAGCCGCTTTAATAAGACCGAAGTCCACCTCGAATACGAACGTAATCAATAGCGATAGCACATACGATACGGCCGCGAAGAAGCCGGCGTATAAGACCAGGTAAAGTAACGCGGTAAGTGCGTTTTTCATGCGCAGTCCCTCCCTTCGTTATTAAAACGGCAGTTCTTCGTCGCTGATATCGATTGGTGCGTCATCACCTGCGGGTTCCGGCGCGTTGTTAGTAGCGTTAGCTCCGATTGATAATCCGAGGCGCGCGATATCGAATCCGGCGATTACGAGGTTCTTGATTTGCTCGTCCTCGTCCGCAATGAATAAGCACGATTCGAACGATTCCATATCGAACGGTTTCTCGCCGAGTTTAGCGAAGTTCTTGCGTTCGGCATCCGATAAGTCTTCGTCCATATCGATGATCGGTGATAGCGCGACGACTGCGTTTGTGCCGGTACCAGACTTCGAAAGTTCGAACGCCAGGCTATCGAGTTTCTTCGCGTACTTTTCGATGACGGCCTTGAGCGTCTTCTCTTGCTTAGGCGAGAGGTCCACTACGATGTCCTTACCGGTCTCTAAGTCGAAGAATGCGCGTAAGAAACGTTGCTTGCCGCGGTACAAATACGCTTCGTCCGTGATTTCTTTGACTGCGTCTTCACTGGCGCCGGCTTCCTTCGCTTTCTTAGCGTCGGCATAAAGGAGCTCAGATGCGCGGTCCCATACGGACGGGTCGGACTCAACGAAGCCGCGAGCGTTACGTTTAGCCTGCACCGTCGGAACAAACGTGTTTACTTTCTTGTAGATGCTGTATCCGTAGTACTCAGCGACATCGAACACGGATTTAACGCCGACCTTAAACGTGCTGCCCGACTTGAACGATACGATCGGACTTTCTTGCGCCCCTCCGTCATTGTTAGAAGCCTGGACCGCTGCTTGCCCTTTACTCGCGAAGATTGACATTAACACAACACTCTCCTCGGTTTTAATGTTCGAGCGTGGATTGCGTATCGGATACGTGTGCACTCCGTATCGTCTACGACTTACGTTTAGTTCCTACGCTCGCGGCACGGCACTAACGGTCAAGTTCACGTTAACACCGCGCAGCCGGCGTAGGAGGACCGGCATTATAATAGGAAACGATTAGTTCACACGTAAGCTACAACGCTTTTCATTACGTTCGTTTTCTCGCGCTGAACGTGGATCAATTCCGCGTCTAAAGCGCTAATTTCACGGTCAATCTCCGCAATGCGTGCGGCCATTTCCGATACAACACGATTGGATTCCGATTTAGCTCGGCGCAACTCCGCCTGGGCGCGCTCAACACTGAGCTCGGCTTTGCGTATATTAATGCGTTTAATCTCGCGTTTCTCTTTTCGTTCAGCCGCGTTAATGGCGCGCTGAATAATGCGCTCAATCGGATTGCGTACGATTTCGTTCGCTTTATGCTGCGGATACAGCGTATAAACGGTCGATTCGGTCGGATGAACGATGAATACCGTGCGTCTGTACGCGAACATGCGGCCGGGTTTGCCCTCTTCGTCGATGACGTGCGCAGATACTAGCGATGCTTTACGCAACAAATCCATTACGTACATTGGCGCCTTGCTGCGTTCGACGCCGAAATGTTCCGTAGCGCGATCGCAAGCGTGAGGGGAAACGAATATCTTACCGACAAAGTGCGTGCCGGCCTTCGGGTCGATTGCGCAACTCATGCGAGACGCACCGCCTTTGCCAGCGATTTGGTAACGATATAGTCAGCGGAGTCCTCGTACGGCTCGACTGCTCCGTCGTAAAAGTAATTCGCTTGATTGCGGTGATAATTGTTACTTTTATAATAAAAACGCGAAACCTCGTTGTTATTTGAACGTAAAATACCGTAAATGTAACGTGCCATGGGCATAATCCTCCTAAAAAATATTGGCAAAAGCGGTTGTAACGTGTTACAATTCACGTTGTGAGCGATTAAATGTAATGCGTTACAAAACGTTACGCCAGTGAATTTGCATTTTCACAAAAATAATACATAAAATGGTTAATAAGTAACTGCATGTTAGATTGACACCTATGTTAAAATGTATATAGAGGCTGTTAGTCGGACTTCATGCCTAAAAGCCCGACTTACGATCTCTATAATTTTCAAAATTAAGAAGCTGTAGTTACAAATTCGCGTTTAACTTCTACTCCATTGGGTAAGTAATGTAATAAGTCTCCATGTTGGGTAGAGTTAAAATGGCGAGCAAGACTGCGGAGCTTGCGGTCAACTGAGTTGCGGTGTACTCCTAACACTTTGGCGAGTGTTCCGAGTTTAACATCCTCATTCTCAGCAATTTCTTCAAACCCTTTGATGACGGACATCATCACTGGGTCATTATGGATCTTCGCGGATTCTAGAATGAAGGCGATCAATTGGCGTTGATCGTCTTTATTCTTTTTACAGATACTTTCAACTACGTCTGATTCGAACTGGGCTTCGGTTCCCCGTTCTTGATTCAGTTTAAGTTCAATGAGAGTTGGCGTGCTCTCTTCGCCTTCTGAATCCCGGGATGGCGGCTGCAGTTTGACTCGTCGCGCATAGGTTCCTTCTCGTCGTTTAGTGATTCGTGATGCTTTCGATCTAAGCGTTTTGTTTAACCAAGTTGTTAGGCTCGCTCCTTTGGTCGGGTCATATTTTCCGTACTGTATCCAGAACTCTTCACTTAATTGACTTTCAAACTCCTGGATTGGGATGAAGCTCCTTCGGCTAAACTCTTTCGAAATTGCGAGGATTAAGAATCTGTGTTGTCGGTAAGCTTCACTGAATTTTTGCTGTTCGTCAATTGTTTGTTGCATTCATTTACCTCCTCATGTGCTTATACTTATTTATTTACCGCTACTTTTTAGTTCGTACACTTTTGGTAGAAAATTTTATAAAAATAATTTCGGAGGCATTTATGGCTTATACAGTCACTAAATGCCTGCTCGGAGAGATACTTGCTGAAAAGAAAATGACAAAAGCTGAACTGTCCCGACGCACTGGGATAGGAGAGACTATGATTCACGACTACATATCTCTGCGGAACATAATGGGGCTAGACAAAGCTAAGATAATAGCAGAGGTACTTGAACTTGAATCACCTTTTATGTTGTATAAGTGGAAGAAAATTAGGTAGACCCCGAGCAGGTGCGCGTTGGCTTAGCCCTCGTGCCCTTAAACCCTCGGGAATTCCCGAATGTTTAGACGGACTGTATCCTCGATTAGTTGCGCTTGTCCGCAAATACTCCGAACTTTTTCCGCATCTCTTATCTCGTTGAAATCCTTATACTCGCGCGGTATCTCCACGTCATACTGAGCGCAATATCCTCGCATCTTCTCGCTAATCTGTCGCTTAAGCTTGGCGCCAGCCGCATCGTTATCCTCACCGTGTAGTAGTTCTTCGATCGGACTCCGCTTCAACATATCCGCACGCTCGTCCGTAAACTCTGCGCCGCCTACCGCAATCGCCGGTACTCCGCATGACCAAAGATACATAGCGTCAATCTCGGCTTCGACTACGGCGGCCCTCTTAATTCCTTGCGCATAGATTACGTCGATACCGAATATCATCGATTTAACGGGCGCCCCTCGCGTACTGTACCAAAAAGCCTTCCCCCACGTTGCGCGAAACTTTGCGTTTAAGACGTCCCCTTGCGGAGATTTCCACGGCATAACTGCGGCCTTTCGTTTAGCATCGTGACCAACTCCGAACATGCGCTGTATTTCCGGCGAGATTCCGCGTCCGGTTAGATACGAAACCTCACCGTTAAGATATTCGGTTATGTCAATCGGCTTCGGACGTGAGAGCGCCTGAGTTTCCGTTAGCTTTATACGTATGCGCGGCTGTTCTTCCGCGACTTCTTCGGACGATAATTTCTCGCGTGCTTCTTCGTATGTAATGTCCAAAATATACGCGGCTAACTTCGTCGGCCCTCCGCTTGCCCAATCCGGATCTATCGCTCCCTTATCGGACCAACAACCGAAGTATTCTGACGTTGTATCTAAATTTATGTAAAACGATGGTGTTTCGTCAGGCCGATCGCGGAAGGGCGAACTCGCTATCAGTTTCGTTGGATGTGCGCGCCTATTTCGCCAGTCATGTGATTCGACTGTGCTCAAAAACGCATCAACGTTAACCTCCATGTATTACCACCTCCCTATTGATTTCTATAATGAGTGTTGGTATGATTCAAAGTATACATATTGTATCATGTCATATATTGGATGATAGTACACAAATCGTTTACTGTCAATATAAAGAATGTTCGCTATTATTTGGGGAGGAATACATAGTGCCTTACAGCGAAATTTTGGCTTTAAACATTAAGAAATATAGAGAATTAAGAGGACTGGAACAACAAGCATTAGCAGATACAATTAATGTAACTAAGCAAGCTTTAAACAATTATGAGACAAAGAGAAGAAAAGTTCCTGTAGATTTAGTACCTTTAATTGCAGACGCACTCAGTGTGTCAATTGAGACATTGTACGGAAGATCAGACGAGAGTGAGCAAGTTTAAAACCCACTCACGTCCGCAAATTGTTGAGCCTCTTCACGCATACATAACTCGCGCAACACCCCGTAATCTAGGAGAGCGATAAGGTCTACGGTAAAGCCTTCGCCACCATTTCTGCCCTTTTCAACGCCGATCTTTCCATTACCGTTTACGGCGTCGAACACGAATAGGTTAGTCGCTATCTCTAATACCGCTTTCGTCGTTTTGACTTGGTCGCGTTTGGGCAGTTTAATCTCGCGTTGCTGCCCGTCTTCAACCTCCTGGCGTTCGGTATGCGCCTGTATCGTAAACATCCCGACAACATCGTGCTTACCGATTATCGCCTCGAACCTACGCGCGGCTTGTTCCGCAGCTCCACCCGTTGTCTTATTCGAGTTACGGCCGTATACATCCGAAAGTCCGTAGAACGGATCAACGAGCACGGCATCCACGTTGCCTATGGCGTGCAGCTCTCGGTCTAAATCGTCGAGCGTTCGCGTTAAGTCCGCATCCCCTTTCGCCTGCAGAATCAGCGTACCCGGATAGTACTCGTTAAGCTTATCGACGATATCGAATAAATACGTTTCAAGCTCGTCGGCTAATCGTCCGGACAATATCGCTTTGTTCGGCAGCCCTACTTTAACCTCGAACTCGTCGGAACTAATCGCCTCTTCTCGCGCAGTAATTATCGAGATCAAGCGGCTGATCCACGGATACCATTTCACCTCGTACGACTTAACGAGTACTTTCGCACCCTGGCGTAGTAATTCGTCCACGATCACTTCGGACAAATACGTCTTGCCGCGACCACTCTCCGCCATAATTCCGTAAATGTCGCCGGAATAGAGACCGCCTATTTCTTCGTTAAGTGACGGGAAAGGAGTGCGCCACAGTTTGAACGATGTTCCGGCTTTACGTTTCTCGTATTCTTCACGGAACCTGTTCGGGATCGTTACGAGTGCGTTCGTATTTTTGCGAACACTTGTTCCGGTAACTTCCATTTTAATCCCATCGAGCGTTTCCGTCAATGATTCGATAAAACTTGCGGAGTTTTTCTCTTGGAATTGAGCGTCAAGTCCGTTGATGGTCTCCGCGATGCGCCGTTTGCCCCACTCGTCCTTAAGTTTGCCGGCCAGATATTCGACAGAATCGGATACGTCCGGTACGTACACAATGTCCGGATGCTCTGCGGCAAGTATAGCGTAAGATGGCGTGCACCCCTCGTTTGAGTCTGCGTATCTCTGGATGGCCTGGACACATTTGCGCTCTGCTTCCGTGGCGAAGTCCGTTGGTTTGATGTTATACGTTATTAGATCGGTGGCGTTGCCTGCGTTGATGATTTTCGATATTAAAAGTTGACCAGTTGCACTCAAGTTGTTTCACCCTCTCAAGTGCCATGATACCCTCTGTATCATCTTCTACAGACAGCATCATAACACAACGTAATAGTAATAACAATAAAAATACCACAATATATTGATTTTTCTTACGTTTCAGGCGTTAAAATACTACATATAGTGATTAACAATCAGTACGCGACTGATTAAGAATCAGGAAGCAGATCTCCTTAGTCCCCGTTTACTCCCGCCTTTAAACTCGATCGTTATACACATATCGCGCACTCTATCCGCTAACCTCGCGTCAAATACCGACGCAAGCTCCTCGATCTTAACGTTAGACGTGTATACGGTTGGCAGTCCGCTCGTTACACGCTCGTTAATCACCGCATGCATATCCGCACGAAACGCTTCGCTCGCACTCCTAACGCCTATATCATCGAGTACAGCGAACGGGGCCGATTTAGCCTGCGCTTCCATCGCGTAATAACGAGCGGCTAGGGGTTCCGCTGTTTCTCTCGGCACGTTGGCGCGATTAAATCCGAGGAACAACGTCTGCCACGCGTTTACATCGAGAAAGTATGCCGGACGCTCCAACGGTTGCCTATTCCGTTGGATACTTCCGATATAATGGCGGATCATATAATCGTTCAGAACCGCGGCAGCCGACGTTGTTTTGCCGGTGCCGGGACTGTCCGAGTAGAGGTACAGCGATTTGATACGTTCACCCTCTTCGTCAAATTGGCGTTTGAACGTGGTAACGTATTTATCTATTAAAGCATAGGCCTCCGGTTGATCCCCGCGGGCTGGCGAGTTCTGCAGCGTAACCATCCGATAGTCAGCCGGAACGCCTGCGGTTGTCGTGCGGCCTCCTGCTCCGTTATGGCCGTGTAGCGCGATGTACGATCCGCAAATTGCGTTACACTTCGGTCCGTTGGCGAGCGAACAGTGTTGCGATAATATGCATTTGTCAGCGTGGGACATTGCGTACCTCCTTATTTAGAATATAGACTATAAAAAACATTAAAAGTGTGATTTTCCGATTTATTTTTTAAAACTTTTTTACAGCCATTCCGCAAGCTCCTCCGCAGTCATCCCGCTGTTATCCGGCGTCTGCTTCGCTCTCTCTTGACGCTGCCTATCCGCCAAGAGTCGCGGCATAACCGTGTTCAACCGGTAGCTTATCGCAAAGCCCGCCGTTAGGATCGGATACTGCTCGTTCGGCCGGTACTCCCTAAATATCTGCGTAAATGCTTCGTGTAATAGTTCCGCGCCGTACTCGTCTAGCGCCCGTTTGATCATGCCGCGTTCGGCCGCCCAATTGCGCATCGGCAAGTACGTTTCCACTCCGTAATGTTCTCTGTTTAGGTCTGCAAACATCTGCAGTACCGTCGCGGTGTTCCACTTGTCATACGGTAGATTGCGCCAGTCCTTGCGGTCAACCTTCGGCTTTGGCATTTCGCAGTGCCTCCCTTGCTTTGTAAATAGCGTTATCAACTCCGATGGACATTTTCGTTGAATGTAAACGGCCGTGATCGAATAATCCGATAATACCCGCGAGTGCTCCGCTTAATTCGAATACCGTACCTACGTTCCGCGCATTCTCCGCCTTCAAACGTTCAATTTCTAACGTAACGTCAATCGCAACCTCCGATTCATGTTCGATGAACGCATGTAACCGTTCGACCTCCGCCTCAGCTTCGATTGCCCTCCGCACTGCTTCCGGCCAACCTTCGCGTGCTTGAGCGATGAACTCTGCGTCTGCTTCTTCCGGCCAATATTCCGCGTAATTAGTTCCGTGTTTCGGCGCTTTGATAAGTTGCATAACGCCGAGAGTACCGCCGAATAACTGCCAAGTATCTGCGTTGTTCTGTGCGAACCATGGCCCGGGCGTTGCCGCTTCGCATAGCGTAAAGTCAGCGTGTAAGTTTCGTTTCATTTGTCCGCCTCCTCTTTTAGTGTAATACCTCAATAATCAAAAGTAAATGTTCGTATTTGACACGAACACAAGATGACAATTATGTGAATATTAACATCTTATACTTGACAATTTTAACTGGTTATTTATGCATTCACCCCTTCGATTTGGATTCCGAGTTCCGTAAGCACGAATTCTATTCCGTCCGCGTAACCGTCGTCATACTGGAAACAGCGGTCATTGTCGCGAACCAGCCACGCTTCCTTAATAGTCGCAATCTTCCGTTCCTCTTCGGTCATTTCGCGCTCATACCCGTTAACCAGCGCTGCGAGCAATGTGTCGAACGGAATTGACTTAAGTGTACCGCTAGGCGCTGAGTGTAGCGTGCTTCGTATAATACTGGCGTTATCTTCGCCGAGACTTCGGTACCGTTCGATAACTTCCGCAACTTCTGCGGGTATAACCGGTTTATTAACGTTACTCATTCCGCTCACCCTTTCCGTAATATTCGATGATATCGTCAACTGTTACGAGTTCCATTCCGTAAAACCTCCGCTTATATAGATATACGGGACTAGCGCGAAATCACACGCTATCCGTTAATTTTGCGATAATTGCAGCGAGACATATCGCTTCTGGCGCCGTTTTTGCTTGCGTGACTTCATGTCCGTGCGCGTACTCTACGTTATAACCATCTGCGGTTGGGTATATCGCCCATATTGGCGTTAGTCCTCCGGAATCCAGCTTTTCGAGAACCTTCCACGCCCACCGTATATCAACTGACGGACGGAACCAATCCTGCGGACCAGTATGTAGCGAACAATCCGATTCCAAAGCAACAACTAGCCCATCCGTGTCCATCCAGACAACGTCACCCTCCTCCTCCTCCAGGTCGCGAAATTCTGCGCCAGCCCATGACCTCTCTAGCAACCCACGCGTCACGTTCACGCGGAGACATTCCGTTCCACTTAGCGATAATCTGATTGCGATCCATCGAAAAACCTCCTATATATATAGATATGGACAAGCGAGGTAAAATCCCACACTAATCGTTAATTTATTTTTTCGATAACGTAGATGTCACCGCGCGATTTGACTACTTCGTACTTGGTCGCGTCGATAACGTGGCCCGGTTGCAGAGTGACCTCATGGCGGATGGTTATATCTAAATTCGCGTGTAAGATAAACGCCATGAATGCGAACCAAGCTGCACCGGCTAACCCTTGAAGAACGTGCTTAAATTCAGACTGGAGTATGCTGATAAAGAACATAAACACCGCCGCTATACTCGCGACCCAAACGAATATGATTCCGACCGTATCCGCTACCTCGTACGTATTCAAAACATTCACTTTGCGATCTCTCCCCTCGTATGCTTACGATTAGATTCGACATAGACACCGACTCGCCATCGACATGCAACTCGCCCGTTTCAGCGGTCAAATATTTACGCCTTAACACTTCGTCAATCAAATGGATAGCGTTTCTCGGTCCGATAAATCCTCCGATACATTTAGAGGTTATTTGCGTAATCTCGCTAAGTCGGCGTTCGTTAATCTCCGCCTGCATTCCGTCCATTTTACCGTCTCCTTTACGTTAAATTATCGCCTTACTCGCCGACCCCTCCGTTAACCCTACCGCACGCCTTAAGCGCCTATTTTCACGGTAATTTCCGGCAATTTCGCGGCGTTAATCGCGTCGACTAATCGTTCGGTCTCAGCGGACAATGCCGCCATCAATTCGGTGAGCGTCGTCGCGTTCGATAGGGCAGCCGACTTCATGCGGACACGGTCGAGCGCTGCGGTTAGGCCGGTGGATGTGAGCGGATAGTAGCCGGCGTCGTCCCAGCGTTCTTTTAATTCCGGAGTCGATGCGTTTTCCTCCGGTTTGTAGCCGGGCGCTTTCGTGGGATCGACGAGTTTGCGTTGCTTGACGATGAATTGCGCGCTGTCTGCGGTTAAGCGGAAATTTTCGTTTAGTTGAATAGCGTTCATATTGCGTCCTCCTTCGCGTCAATAGTGATCGTAAGGCTGCCGTCATCATTTAGAACTACGCGCTGATAATCGTTTATATAGTCGTAGTCGCCGCCCCACGGTACGTAAATATACTCGGAACTGCCGTCGCGATAACGGATACTTAACGCTGTGATATCGCTGTGCTCTGTTAAACGTCCGAATGGGGAAGCAGTATCTCCGCTCCAAAACGTATACGCCGTTCCTACGTTTGCCTGCGGTTCAATTGTTGCGAAAAAATGTTCGCAAACGACCGTTTCACTAACGCTATTACATGCGATTCTACGGATTGAGCGTGTAATATCGGAAATACGGACCTCACGCATATGCTCCGCTACAATTTCAATTGATTCGCAATTTTCGAGGACTAACTCGATAAAAACTACGTCTTTCATATAAACACCTCCGAATATTCTATTTGCTTTGTTTATAAGCTCGTGATTCGCTTCGCTCATTCTCGCCGTCACTATCGTTCCGTTGTATCTATTTATACGCGTTAATAGATATTTAGATATTGATACGCGCACTAGGAATGAGGTACGAATGACGACGTGCAATGTTTTATCTAGTTATTAATGGCTCTTGTTAAAGATGGTTATAGTTAGTGTGCATATAACCATGTTGGCATCTACCATGTTGAAGGTTGCAGACATGGTTACTATCCGCTATCTAACGTATCTGGCTCCGCATCAAATATCGCAAGTTGACTGATCGGAAGTACCGTGTACCGCGTATTCTGCCACGTACCTTTGGGCGCCCTATCTTTTATTGCGTGTATCACCGGACGCCCGTTCCAGCGATATTCCGTTAACCGCCTTACGTACTTGTTCGCAGTCGTGCGGTTGACTCCGAGGTACTTCGCGATCTGATCTTGCGTAGGATAGCAATTACCTTGCGCGTCCATAAACGAAGCGATAACGCAAAGTGTCGCCCAGTTCTGCGCTCCCATATCCGCTATAAGTCCGGCCTTAGCGGCATCGACGTACATTTTAACGAAGATGCGCGTTTCGGTAGCGCCTGACGTTACGGAATATTCCGTTTGGGACTCTACGCTGACGAGACGTTGATGATCGGTCATGCTGCGTCCTCCTTCGCTGGGTTATCATGACACCAGTAAACGTATTCGCGATACTCTTCGGTGGTCATGTCGTTTTGTTCCGCTAATTTGGCGATTAGCGAGTCAAACCGAGATTGATCAAGTTCAAAGCGTTGCCTATTCGCTTCGAACCATTCGAAGATGTTTTTATCGTTCTTGGAGGAGTTTAGGTCTTTCCTCAATGGTATCAAGTTACCGTAGTAAGTTCCTCCGTGACCCGATACAACTGGGATGACGTGGTCTAAAGCGTACTTTAACGATCCGGTGAATACACATCTTCCTCCGAAATCGCTACGAAGCTTAAGTGCATCCTCCGGAGAGAAGTCATCTCGCAAGAAATTAATTCGAGTCCTACGTCTCTGAGCGGCTGCGATTGTGATGTGTCTACTGCATTCTGTACATTTAGCTCGAATACCGAGTCGACTATCGATATTTCCGTGGAAATCACTTAAAGGGAGATCACGCCGGCACACCGAACATTGACTATAAACATGCTCGTAGGCAAACGTTGCCTTTTTAAATCTAAGATATCTTTTGAGAGTTTTATACTTATCTCGGACATACGCCGAGAGTCGATGAACTTCGTCGTATTCGTTCAGGTGCACTTTTTCAAAAAGAAAAGATCTGCGTACGATATCATCTAAAGCGTCCTCGCAATCCCACTCGTCGTACGGCACTAGTCGTATGTCACACGATTCTACTTTGTCGAGTAGTTCATCAAAAGGCACATAAATCTCTAATTTGCACCTTTTAATAGCCCTATCAACATACATATGGTGAATACCCATTTTCGAAGCTACCTTGCTCGGGGAGTATCCTGCATCAAGTAATTCCTGCATTTCCTCTAACCTACTTGCTGGCTTCTTCATTCCGTTACCTCCTTCCGTCTTTGTCTTTTGCGCAAATATTTTTCGGCGCCTATACCGATATATTTACCGTTACTTTTCCGTTCGTACAATTTTCTGCGGATTCAACGCAAAAAAAATAACGCCCACCTCCGTAGAGATGAGCGTTTGTATTCCGTTAATCTATATCGTCTAACCGTTCAAGCGGCGAAAACTTGCGGTGTTGCTTAGCGATATCCGTTCCGAATATGGATACGTAAGTCTGCGCCATTTCCAGCGTAGTATGGCCGAGTATCTTCTGTAGAGTAAACGCATCCCCACCGTTCATGATATAAAACTTCGCGAACGTATGGCGCATTGTGTGCGGTGACACGCGAACTCCCCGTATTTGGGCCGCGATACCGTAACGTTGCATATTCTGCTGCATCGTGCGTTTCTTCATCGGACTATTATCGATATTAACGAATAATGCGTCATGATCGAGTAAGCCGCGATATTGAACGTATTTTTTAAGCTCTTTTTCCAACGTAGATTGAAACGGAACATAACGCTCTTTCCGCCCTTTACCCATAACTTTTATGACGCGCTCTTTCCATTTAATATCCGATACATTTACGTTTTCAATCTCGGAAATCCGTATGCCCGTTTCCAATAACGTCAGCAAGAATACGTAATCGCGGAATCCTGTAAACGTAGATAAATCCGGCTGCGATAACAATAACTTGATCTGCTCACGCGTAAACGTCGGAATGATATGGCGCTCCGTTTTAAGTAACCGTACATTCTCCGCCGGGTTCGTCGGCAAGTATCCCTCTTCGTTTAAATGGCGCAGAAACGTTCGCCACCCTTTAAGATTCGTATTCACCGTCGAGTCTAAAACTCCGCTATCTTGCTTCGCCAGTATGCACGCTTTAAAATTATCCTCCGTTATATCTATCGGACGTTGTACGCCAACTATGCGTAGGAACTTAACGAGTTCCTTAAGCGAATTAGAGTAATACGTTATCGACGCGCGACTCAAATTCTTCACGCGGCAATCGCGCAGAAACGTCTCAATCGCGACGTCATAATCTAGCGCCTCTAACGGATATTTACTTTCGCCGTCCAACGCTACCTCAGCGCGGATAATATTCGGACGTCTTGTCCGCTTGCCATTCGTCAC